TATTTTAGAAAAGGCCTTCTCTTTTTTCTCCTTAGCCTTTTTACGCTTTTCTCGTTTTAAAAATTCTCTTTGTTCTTTCTCCTTATTTATTTCTTCTTCAATTTTTAAATAAGCCTTATATATGCGGCTATTCTCTTTATCCAAACATTTAAGAAATATTTTTTTCTCTAAACTTTTAAGTGTTGCAATGTAAGATAAGACTATCACATATTCAGGCTCTTTAAGTGCTGGGGCTTGGTCTAAGTGTCTTAAAGATTCTGTTGTCAAATAACGCATTGCTTGAAGTCTAAACATAAAACACCTATTTATTTCCCACATACTTTTTATAAGCTGCAATCCAATCATGTGCAATCTCATACTGAGCCTGATGCAAAGGAATCTGACCCGAGCATACCAATTGATGCAATTTATTTTCCAGAACATCCTTCTTATGTGCATTCCAAGGTTGAGTTACATAACTCTGAGGCCATAGATTCTGGATGTCATTACTACCCCCCAGCTCGAGGGAGATAAGGTGATCGACTTCGTATTCTGCTGGCTTACGGCTCGTAATACCATACTCTTCATAAACCTTATGCTTAGTCGATCCAGATACATGACGAACTGACTTAGAATACCCAGGAGTACAGAGCAAGGCCCCAGCACCTGGGATTGTATCCCCAGGCGATAATGAAGGATTGGGAAGGCTATCTGAATCTGCAAAACAAAAACTAACGGCAATAAGCATTAAGATAAAGGACTTAGACATAAAGCTCCTCGGGAATATGATTGGTATTATATATTTGGAACTCAAAAATTACTGTATTAAGTACAGTTAAACAAATTCTAAATTGAGGGTTGTGGTCTTCTTTGAATAGGTCAAAATCAATTAAGAAATTAAAGAATGTAATGCCATCTGAAAATTTTCGGATGAAATTAAAATAAGCTAATTCCCAAGCAAAGTTTTTTGTAAGTCTATGTCCGATACAATGTATCTTCATGCTGATTCCCGGTGTTTAAAATTCCAGCCTTCTACTTTCATGATTTTTATTTCACGCTCACTGAAATCTAAAGTGAGGTCTGCTTCGACCTGATCTTCCAAAATACGATTCTTCATTTCTTTCATGTAAGTCTCATGGTCAGGAGACCCTAAACCATACCGTGTTCCTACAAATTCATATTTAAGCCAATCTGCCCACAAATCCTCATCACCGTTATCCCCAAAACACTGAATCTGATCTTCGGGTGTGTCTTTCACAAAAGCTTGAAGATCCTGAGCGATAAGGGTGAAATATTTTATCCGATCATCTTCGGGCACAGAAGTAGAAAAGCTATTCCATTCTTTTTTCAAAACATCTAAAAAAGCCTCAGCATTATAGAGATCCTTTTTATGGGTGTCTATAATATGTGCTCCAAAAGGGCCCTTACCTAACTCATAATAAGTAGCATTGGCATGATTGTATAGATAGTATTCAGTTCCCATAATCCTCCTGATTGTATTATACAGAATTGGCGGATTAGTCTAAAGGTATTTTTCTGATATTTCGAGGCATTCATTTATTCTGAGATCTAAAGTGTCTGTCTTTAAGGTCACAAAATGCTTAGGAGGAAAAAGCTTAAAAATAAACTGTAATAGGTTATCCGCTTCATTTCTCCAGGTATCGTCAAAATGATCCTGTGGACGAACCCCGTCCTGGACAGGTTTCCATATTGGAGGCAGATGGAATATTATATCGTACCTATTTGGACAATTCAGTTTACTCATACGTTTAAAAATGTCATTGATATACATAACGTCTTTCGCATTATTCGAGTCTCTTAAATTTAAAGCATAAAGAAATCCTAGAAATACAGGGCTATCCGTAATAAGTACATCAGTTTTATCTTGGGGAATCACGTCTTCCCACTCAAGCTGCTTCTGCATTATTTTATATTGGTCACTTACGTCAACTGTACCATATTTTGCTATAAAACGTCTTGCATACTCAGAAACAAGCTCGATCTTATTTAATTTCTCATACCCTCGAGCAGCCAGACCACGGGCGACACAAGATTTACCAGATCCAGGAACACCTATAAAACCTATACGTTTCAAGTAAACTCCTATAAAGAAGGGTTTCTTAATAAAAGATCATACCGAGAATTTAGTTTAAACAAGGGACTTTGTGTCTTATCTATAAGAATATCTTGAAGTTGGGGATTCCCAAAAATGCCATTCATTGTTAAATAGTCTTGTGCCAGCATTTGATATAAAAATTGAGTTATAGCCGAGGCTAATATTTGTCGATTCTCTACAGTATTAGGTTTTGAAATAAAAGAATAACAAATTTCTTTTATTCTTTCTTCAACATTAAAATAAAGCCCACTACCTATAAATAAAGGCTCACTAAAAGATATAGTAAGGTCTTTACCACCTGATGTTATAACAGCTCTTACAGACATGCTAATTATACTGAAATTTAATCTTAATATAAAAAGAAAAGTAGGGTAGATGAGACTTGAACTCATATCTTCCACATACCATTACGACTATCCGCCTTATAAGAGCGGCTCGGTACTACCCTATATTCCTGGCAGCGTGTCAGTTCTTACCTATTTCAACTCACAACTCCTATTAAGGAGCTGAACCCAAGTCTATGCAACAAGGGTTAAATTGGTAGCTCTATGGAGAGTTGAACTCCAGTCTAAGGTTCGAAAAACCTTCGTCCTAGCCGTTAGACGATAGAGCCGTAATAGTCCGTACCAGGATTGAACTGGTGATCTTGAGAATGAAAATCTCATGTCCTAACCACTAGACGAACGGACCATAAAGGTGCTTCTTAATTCGAACAACAATGTAAAAGAACAAACAATAAAAAAGGCCCCGTCGGTTTCCTGACGGGGCCTTGAACTTACTTTTTATACAATACAGGCCCTGTCAGGTTAGAAATCCTCCTACCTTACGTTCACTTATCCCGACCGTACCTATAATTGTGTTTAACGTATTTTTTAACATGGTATAATTATAACTGTTTTAAAAAGTAAAGTCAAGAAAAATTATTCAGATATTTCTTTTTCAGCCTTTGTATACTTCAATCCTTTAAGATACATAATATTATTTATTTCGATTGAAGGCATATTAAAAGTCAAGGCCTCCTGATTACTAATTGTCTGCAAGTACACATGATCTGCATAATCTGGGTTCATCGGGATGTTTCGAGGTTTAGATCTCAAAGAATTTACAAAGGCTACTACAGGAGAGCCATAGGGAAGAAACCCAGTAAAGGCCTTAGCCTTATCCATGTGATGCACCAAATACCATTTCAGGGCAAATAAATTCGACCAGCCAGGGCATTTAAAAGAAAAGAGTTCCAATTCTGGGATTGTCGGATCCTCTGACATAACAATTCGGTAAATTTCATTATCACTTGCAGGAAGTACAAGTCTCTTTTTTAAAAGAGATATATCCATAGGAGCTACTTTTAAATTAAACTCATCAAATCTTTGTGGGCTTTGACGGGTAATAAAGAGCTGTTTTATACCTTCAAAATCAAAATTCTGAGTAGTTCGAAGTTGAGCAAGATAATGAATGAGATTGTTACCGATTCCGTACTGAGTGTCAAAAGAGGCGTGTAAGTCAATGAGGGCGGATAGAGAAACCATGATAGACTCCTTGTTAGTTGTTTTGCGTTTAGTGATCTTAAAACGTTAGCCTGTCAGTATTAATGGGACACTTAATGGCCCGACCCAACTGGCTATTACACAAATGAAGCGAGTAAACATTTTGCGATTACATATAAAACTCCTTTGAAAAACAAATAAGTAAAAAACCTATAGAGATAAACTATTAGACCTTAATATAGCATAAAAATAACTTAAGTGCAAATTTATCTTTAAAATTATTTATAACAAATTATACACTCTTATACATGAAATCGAGTATAAATTATTTTTTTAAAAAAATATATTGACAAAAACTTTTTTATGTGTTATCTTTAATTAAGATTCGCAGTTTACTTTACTAAGGAAATTACTTTCAATGTTACTTTCAACCAAGACCGTCAGTATCAGCTTTATGTTTATCATTAGTGATAGCATGTTTGATACTATGCCTAAGGCGGGGTCTTGATTTAACAAGTAACAAAATAGATTAAATCAAAACCTCGCTGGGAAACCAACGAGGTTTTTTGTTTTTTGGGCTCGTAGTTCAATTGGCTAGAACGCCGCACTGTCACTGCGGAGGTCGCGTGTTCGATCCACGTCGGGCCCGCCATTATGGAGTTTAGATGTACACACTAAAAGCACAAAAAATTGGAGGAGCTAATATGGTGGTATAGCATAGCTGATTAATGCCCTGGAATCATAATCCAGAGATTCGCTGGTTTAAATCCAGCTACCACCACCATAAATTATCGCGGGATAGAGTAGTTGGTCTAACTCGGGGGTCTCATAAGCCTCACCTCTTAACAGAGGACGCAGGTTCGAATCCTGCTCCCGCTAGATTTACAGGCCCGTAGCTCAGATGGTTAGAGCATTACCCTGATAAGGTAGGGGTCGACCGTTCAACTCGGTCCGGGCCTACCATTAACAAGAAAGGAAACACCCAATGGACAACGATGGCTTTAGTGTCTTTATAATGGGTGTTTTACCAACGGGGTCAAGGTGCGGGACTGAAAATCCTGTTATTCCAGTTCGAGTCTGGAAACACCCACCACTATTTTAAGGAAAACGCATGTCTCGTAAAATGAAAGCTCTAAGAAAAATTCACATCGGGGCTGATACATGGAAATGGTATCTCCGAGGACAACGAGGGAACCTTATAATATTTACCCCAAACAGAAAACGAGAAGAAATACCTTTAGAAAGATTTATTGAATTTTTAGGCGACGACCCAGATTATGAGATTGATAATATTGCTTACACTATCTATCCTGCTGATGTAAAAAGATTTATAGAACAAAACCTTATCAAACAAATTATGGAGAGCTATGTCTAATGGTATGACCCTGGTTTGCTAAACCAGCGCCCGAAAGGGCTTCGGCGTTCAAATCGCCGGCTCTCCGCCACTCCCTCTTTAAAACATTTCTTATTCAGAACCGCATAATCTTCTATTATATTTATTTAATAAAGATTCAAATACGAATAAGAAGGGAAAAACATGATCAACCTAAAAGATCCCAAAATAAGTGCTTTTCGTGCCAGCCGTACATTTACTGCATCAAACAATGAAGACGACTTTATTATTAATTACTTTAACAGTAAGAAAAATGGCCTTATTGTTGATGTAGGAGCTGCTGATGGAGTTAGTGTATCTAACTCATTTAAATTGATCAATGAATATGATTGGAGTGCTCTTTTAGTGGAGCCTTATTCTATTTATTTTAAACAATTAAAATATCTTTACGATAACAATAATAAAGTGATTTTGGAAAATATAGCAGTATCAAGTGTATCAAAAAAAGCTACTTTATTCATAAAAAGAGAGCAAGGATGCCATTCATTAAGAGAGCAAGAAACAAAACCAGAAGACCCTAATGACCGTAGACTTGGTCCAGATATAGGACAGGAAGAAGTATCAGTTTTAACGCTAAACGATCTTTTTAAGAAACACAACATTAAAGATATTGATGCCCTGTGTATTGATACAGAAGGAAACGACCTGGCGGTCTTGCGAGGATTAAATTTTGAAGAATACGACCCAAAAATAATTATTGTAGAATATGCCCCTCTAAAGAAATTCCCCACAACCCAAAAAGAGTTCGAAAATATTATTGGCCCCAATTATAAACTGATGAAGAATACGGGCGGTAATTACATTTTTGCCCACAATAAAATTTGATCTGATTTTTCCTCCTGCAACTTAGTATAATAAGATAAACCAAACAAAAGGACAGTAATGCGTAAACTCGCCTCTATACAGCGTATTGAAGAAGTTTTGCCCATTGAAGGGGCCGATGCTATTGAAAAAATAAGAATTCAAGGATGGTGGTGTGTAACACAAAAAGGTAATTTCAAACCTCAAGATCTCTGTTTGTACTTTGAAGTGGATTCATTATTACCTAATATTCCCCAGTTCTCCTTCCTTTCAAAAGGAAATACTTTAAAAAAATCCATTATAGAGGACGGTAAAGAAGTTATAGGATTCCGCTTAAAGACAATAAGGCTCAGAGGCCAAATCTCGCAAGGTCTAGCTCTCCCTTTATTTCAATTCCCAGAAATAACCGATCGAGAAATCGGAACTGAAGTTACTAAGCAAATTGGGGTTTATAGATACGAACCCCCTATTCCCGTACACCTGGCCGGAGAAATGAAGGGGTTATTACCAGGAATAATACCGAAAACTGATGAAGAGAGAGTTCAAAACTGTCTTAGCTTGCTTAATAAATATAAGGGGCAAAGATTTTACTTAACATCTAAAATAGATGGAACTTCATCAACCTTTTACAAAAGTGATGGAATATTCGGGGCCTGTGGTCATAGCTTAGAATTTATAGAGAATGATAAAAACATATTTTGGAAACTTGCTAACCGATACAATTTGAAAGAAAAACTTCCTGATGGGTATGCTATCCAGGCTGAAACTGCAGGAGAAGGAATTCAAAGCAATCGGATCAAATTAAAAGGTGTTGACCTTTATGTGTTTTATGTTTTTGACATTAAAAAACAGCAGTACTTAAAGCTTGATGATATGCTTTCATTTGTTAAAGGATTAGGATTAAAAACAGTTCCGATCCTCAATGATAATTTCATTCTGAACCATACTTGTGATGAACTTTTAAAAATGGCCGATATTCCAAGCCCTTTAAACCCCCAACTTTTACAAGAGGGTACGGTTTTCAGGCTGTATGACAGTTTAGAAAAAATCAGCTTCAAGGCCTTATCTAATGAATACATTCTTAAATGGGGCTTATAATGTCTGATCTAGAATTAAAAATAAAAAACCAAGCTATACATATAAAACAACTTGAAGAATTAATCCATCATCAAAAACACGCCCTTCAAATGCTCAATGAAGCGACGAGAAAAAAGAATCTCGAACTCGATGCCTTACATTACGTATGGTGTAATGGGGGCTGTGCTGGAGGCATTCATAGATTTAAGGAAAACGTTCCCATAACAGAAGAACTAGTACGAACAGCTGAGTATAATACTATACGGCTCCGTACATGGCTTATGAACACTTCTTATAAAAGAACAGATATGAGTGGCAATGTGACTTACCATAACATGCCTAATGGTAAGCATATAAGGGTTCGTAAATACTGGAAATTTGTCCTGTGGCTTGCAGGGCTATCAAAGAAATGGATGTAAAATGAAGTTTTTAAATTTTCCTATTGCTTGTGTCACGCCATTGGGAGTACCAAGAATTGATATTAACCAAGAGGATGGCTTGACAAACATTGATCATATTACTTTAATTTATCCTCAAAGTAAAGATCAGACGGCCCTCAGGGACTTTAATAATACAACTTATATCATTAATTTACCCTACAGAACCGTTATGGGTCGTGTTCAGGGAGCTCTTTCACGGGAGAATAAAAATGCATAGTACAGTAGATACTAAAGGAAATCTATCCGTTGATTGCTCAGAATGCGAACGAGGCGGTAATGGAACAGCTAAAGATAAATGCTCCTGTGGATGGAAGACTAAAAGGCCAAAACGTGGAGCCTGTTACATCGGAGATTTGATGGAAAAGTATCACGATGAAGCTCGAAAGAAAATCGAAGCGGTTAAGGCTAAAAAAGATGTCTAAATTACGTGTTAACTATATCGGAAAAAAACTCCGAGCCCAGGGACCTGGGACTCGCTACACTATATGGGTTCAAGGATGTAGCATACATTGCCCTGGATGTAGTAATACCGATACCTGGGACTTTAGCGGAGGCATTGAGTACGATGTTCAGGACCTCATTAAAGACATTCTTTCAACTGAGGGTATCGATGGTATCTCCATAACTGGAGGCGAGCCCTTGGATCAATACAAAGCGGTCTATGAGCTTTGCAAGGGAGTGTTCGATTATACCAGTGTTTTTCTAACAACTGGATATTCATCATTGAGTCTTTCTCCTGCAACAGAGCATTGTTACCACCTTGCATTATTAACTGTATTGGACATTGTAAGCATAGGTCCTTTTGAACAAGATGAGATATGTAATAAAGGCTGGAAGGGATCATCAAATCAAAAGGTAATACATTTAACCGAACGGGGTATAAAATTAGAAGACTTACCTGTAGTAAAAAAAGAATTTATAATTTCACGTAAGGGCGGTCAAATTATAAAGACAGGATTTCGAGTATGAACCGATTTGACATAACGTTACAAAAGCCAGTTCCCGAAGACTCTAAGCCTGAACTTACTGAAATACAATCAGACATCGCTCACCTTAATTTAAACATAAAAAAGTTAAATATAAAAACAGGTGACACAATAGTAATAACTCCAGACAAGCTTATAAATGAACTTCAAGCGCAAAACATATATAACTTATTTACGACTCATCCAATCGGCGTGTTTGTTGTTGTTTTAAATGAAGGTCTTGATATTAAGTCACTATCTGATACTGCATTAAGAGAAATGGGCCTTAAAAGAATAGAAGATCCAACTACACCTGATTATTATCGTTATGACCAATTGATTCACACAAATAACTTCATTCACTCATAGAACACCCAATAAGGCAACATGAAGGTTATACATGAAAAAAGAAATCTCTTGGAACCCTAACTTCAATACCCTTGTATATAACCCTCGTCAAGGAGTTATAGGAGCAATTGATTGCACTGACCGCCTCGATACTCACAGCATTATGTCGGTACTATTCTGCTTTACAAAATTGGTTTCAATAGAATGCAGATATTCAGAACAATTAAAAACTCAAGATGCTTTTCAAAGGGCTTTAAAAAACATTGAAAGAAAAATAAAAAACACTGAGCTCGACAAGAGTTTCTGGGTCATGAGTTTAGAAAAAAGTAATACATTATCTAAAAAATTAGAGAGTCTTACTTTACTAAAATCAGATTACACTATCGATTACTACATAGACAAAAACGAAGAAGAAGGACGTAAATTGTATAGTAATCTAGGAAATACAACTTCTGGACGAACTGTGCAAAAACTATGCGAAAAAATTGAAAAAAACAATAATGCTTTAAGAGACTTAACCCTAAATTCAAGTGAAATTCAATTTTCAGGAGATCTTTGCGGAATATCTCTTAAAGATCAAGGTATTTATCCGACTAAAAACATTCTTACAACGGCGGATAGAGTCATAGCCAGAGATCTTCTTGCTAAACATATTTCCCGATGTAACCGAGAAATAGAAGAAAAAAACATAACCATTTCAGACTGTAAAGATATGATAGAATATTCAAAACTAGTTGTAGATAGAAAACTTATCAAATTGGAGAAGTGATGAAAAAATCGCCTAAAGAAATTCTCGACAAAATAATAGGAAACTTAATAAGTGATAGCATTGAATTGGATCTTACAAAAGCTAAAATAATGAGAATTCAAAAAATGGTTATTGCTTATGAAAATAACAAAACCAAAAATTATGTTTATGCTGTTAAAAGATTAAAAGAAATTTTCGGCTTGATGAGAGCGGTATAATGAAAATAAAAATTGATTACAGTGATCATCCTGATTATCCTGGATCAAAGCATGTGATTGTAGATGAATGTGGTTCACACCTACCAGAAGAATCAATCATCAATAAAAAAATAACTAAAGTAGAAACAAACTCCTTCGGGGAAATTTGGTTAGATTTAGAATAATCTAAAAAACTGCTTTATTCCCATTAATCTTTAACGTATTATAGTAATCTTACCTCTTATAAAGGACTTTTCAATGATTAAAGATTACAAAACTAAAACTTCAGGACCCATTAAGGGAACCTTCCTCATATCTAAAATTGATTATAAACCTTTCGCTAATAAGCCTGGAACTTTCATGGCTTGCGAGTTCACCGATCTCTCGGGATCAATTAAAGCAATTATGTGGGACGGCTTCTCCTCTTATAAAACTTGGCTCAAAAATAAATCCGTTGTCGAAGTCGTAGGAGAACTCAGCACTTTTAAAGAAGTATCTCAAATACAAGTGAAAAGTATGGCTCAAGCCAAAACCTATGATATAAGCCAGCTCATACCCTCTCTTCCACCCGATAAGATCAAAGAGATCGAATCAGGGTTAATGACTTTTCAGTCTAAAATTAAAAACGAGATCTGCGAGAAGATATGGGCTGAAATCCTGGGAAACCTAAGACCTCAGTACATGTCCTGTCCAGGTGGAGTCGGAGAAGTCCACCATAATTACATTGGAGGCCTTGCTGAGCACTCTTATTCGATGATACGGGCAGGTGAACTCATTGCTCAATACCAGAACCTGGACTCGGATATAGTCCTCACAGGATGCCTAATTCATGACATCGGTAAGATAAACAGCTACCATTGGGATCTCGTTATAGAAATGTCCGATGCTGGCCGGCTTCTACACCATACATTTATTGGTTACGGTATGCTCCTTGATATAGCCAGAAGATTGAATATACCAATGGATGATGTTACATTCTTAAAACTTTCCCATATCATTGTAGCACATCACGAAGACGAGGGTATACGTAAAACCATGTTTGCCGAGGCCCATGCCGTGGCACAGGTAGATGCCATGGACGCTATGGTAAAACACGCTATCAATTTCTCATCTATACCTGAGAATAAAGACCCAAATTCAAATTGGACTCGTTTCTGCAGCCTTACAGGTCGGCAGTATTATGTTCCAAGCACTCAGCCTAAAATTGAAACTGAGGCTAAAGCAGAAACAGACGTTCTTAACGACCTGTTTGCTGATTAAATGGGTAAGTCATGCAGTAATTGTAAATACAATGAAAAAACGTCAGAGGAATACCCCTGCATGCACTGCCGAAAATATTTTTATTGGGAACCAATAAAAGATTGTAAGTTATGCATAGGTCGGGATGGCTGGAATTTATGTAAGATTTGTGCTAATAAAAATCACTTTCATCATGCTTAAAGAGAAAAACACATGCAATTTTTAAATGAAATAGTCCAAGGGGATTGTTTAGAATTAATACCCAAACTCACGGATAAAAGTATCGATCTTGTAATCACAAGTCCTCCATATAATGTAGGTCTTGAAGGTTATGATTCATTCAACGATAAAATGGGCCACAAAAATTATATAAAATGGTTACGAGAAATATTTAAAGCCCTCTACCCTAAATTAAAAAAGGGAGGTAGAGTCGTTATTAATATTGGAGACGGAGAAAATGGAAAGATACCTACCCACTCCGATATTATTCAATTCATGACCCATTCTTTGCACTATCTCCAATACACAACAATTGCTTGGAATAAAAACAATACCAGTAATAGATGTTTACCACCAGAAGAATTAATCAATACTTTAGATGGCTATAAACATATAAAAGATGTAAAAATAGGCGATATGGTTTTAACACATAAACGACGCTTTAGAAAAGTTTTAGATTTACATAAATCCGTTTTTACAGGAAATAAATATACAATACATACAATAGGGGGACAGCCGATTACGGTTTATGGTGAGCATCCTTTATATGTATCACCAGTATTGCACCGTAAAAGCCTGATTAGTAAATTTTGCCCTAAGGGCTGTCCAAGAAAAAGAGTCCCGCTTACTCCCTTGTGGAAAATTCCTATAGAATTAGAGCCTTATGAGTATTACTTAATGGTCCCTCGATATACAACGCAACATCATGCAGGAGTAAATAATTTCAATAAAAGGTTAGAAAAAATAACTGGAATTCTTTTTAATTACAACTCAAAAGAATTATTCAGACTTATAGGTTATTATTTAGGAGATGGTAGTATACATAAAAATGAAATTCGTTTAGATTTTGGGCCAAATGAAGATTACTTAACTGATGATATAGTTTCTATAGCCCTAAAATTAGGATTTACAACACATAAAGAATACCGAGATAATTTAAAAAGAATAATTATCAGTTCAAATAAAATTCTACCAAAGATGCTTAAAATTTTATGTGGGGAATATGCGCATCAAAAAAAAATGCACCCCTTTTTATTTCAAGTTCCTTATGATCTTCAAAAAGAGTTAATTAAAGGTGTTTTTCACGCTGACGGTCATTTTAATTCCCATCAAAGCTCTCTTGTCACAGTATCTGAATATTTAGTTTATCAATTACGTGATATTCTTATACGCCTAAAATTGCCACCATCTATACACAAAAGAAAAAAATTATCCTCAAGCATATTAAAAGACGGAAGAACCATTCAAGGTAAACACGAATGCTATGAAATAAGACTTTGTGGTAAATACGGAAAAAAGCTACATGATATATGTGATGCTCCTTTTGACATGGATAATAGAAAATATCTCTACAACAAAGTTAAAATTGGGAGCTACCACGCTTTCTATAGGGTAAAAGAAATTATTACTGAAAATGTTGAAAATATTGAAGTTTATAATATGGAAGTAGAAGAAGATAATAGTTACTTAGGTAAAGTATTATACCATAATTGTGCTTGGGGATCGTTTAAGAGCCCAAATAATCCTTCTTTTCCAACAGCTATGGAATACATCCTTATTTTTTGTAAGGATACTTACGAGCTACAGGACAAAGGTGAAACCGATCTTACTAAAGATGAGTTTGTAGAATGGTCTTTAACTCCCTGGGAATTTGCTCGAGCTGCTTATAAAGAATCTTCACGATTGATAAATAATTCAATTCATCCTGCCCCATTTCCTCCAGAATTACCCAGGCGCCTTATTAAAATGCTTAGCTGGATAGGGTCTACAGTGTTCGATCCATTTATTGGAAGTGGTACAACTGCTGAAGAGTGCAAGAAACTTGGACGAAATTACATAGGATTTGATATCTCAGAAAAATATGTTGATTATACCAATAAGAGATTGAAACACATAATTACTGAAAAGAGTCTATTTCTCGATGATGCCGACTAAACGTAATTTATGGGGATCATTTCTTTGTTGGGTTTTTGGGCATATAGGTAATATTCGATGGGGTGAGTATGGACCTAAAGGTGAAATGATTCACAGATGCTCTTGTTGTAGAAAACCAATACGTATAAAGAAAGATAAAGAGGACCATGCGAGTAAATAAACAAAAATTAGTCCAAGCAATTATAGATTCTAAAGACTCTCCCAAAGTATCGAAAACTGTAGTAGCTCTTATTGTTGATCTTTTTATAGAAGAAATAAAAGTCCAATTTAAAAAAGGTAATAGCATTGAAATAAGAGGCTTTGGCACTCTCTATCCTTATTTTAAAAAAGCTCGAACATATAATATCCCCCGTCTGAAAGAGACTCGAGAAGTAAAAGGCCGAATGACTTTAAAATTTAAACCTTCACGGCAAATACTTATTTACGAGGAATAATGGAAGACGAACAACCAGATTACGAGCTAATGCTAAATTCTTTTGCCAATGCCCTTTCATACCTACTAAAAGAAAAAGAAGGCATCGTAGTTAATGGCAAAGACTCTAACGATATTATGCAAAAAATCATTGTGCGTAAAACTGATAAACAAATTCTAATTGAAAAAACAGAAACTATAAATTTACCTTTAGGATCACTTATATGGTTTCACGACTCTGCAGAAGATGCTATATTAGATGCTGCAACTGATCCCTTGAGTCAAGGGTTTATAATTGAAGATATCGAATAAAATAGGAGATTAAAATGCCCCAAAACTTATCAGAAATGAACAAACACCTTAAAGCACGGGACACATTATGCGATTTATCTGACCACCCTGCTTTATCTTTAGATACAGTATACACCCCTTTCCAACTTTTATGTGTTGATATCGTACAAGTTTGTAAACGAGGTTATACCGAACCAAGAAAAGGCTTTTTAGAACTCTTCTACACACCAAAAAATTATAATCTCTATAAAGAGGAATTTGATAGAGAGTTTAAAGACTACACAGAAGAGGAATTAAAAGATAATAAAGGACTCATCCAGACAAGCGTCTCTTACAAAAAAATGTATGGAGAAGAATGGAAACCAGATCATATCGAATATTGGAGCGAACTTAACTTCACAGTCTATATGGATAAAGATTTAGATAAATGGTTTAATCGAGATAATTGGGGGCACTTTGCAGGAACCGAGACCGGGGGCCGATCTTTCGAAGAAATGATCATTAACACCGGGAAAGAATTTTTCAAAGTTTTTGGAAAATTTAATGAGGATGATTTCTTAACTAAAGCAGAGAAAAAGAACCATGAAAAAAATCAATTGTTTTTAACTAAAGACAGTAAAAAAGGATCCCGCTTAATACATAATCCTAAGTATACAAGGGTTGAAGCTTCTGAGATTAATCGTAGATGGCTAAAATGGTTTATTAAAACCGATTATGCAAAAGATCGTTGGGAGAGCACTTTTAACGAAGTATTGACAGGTAAAAAATGAGTTTAAATTTTTATCATGCTGATAGGAGCCGTAAATTGATCAAGCCATACTTTAAACTCTTGATCAATATCGGCTATTTTTCTTTTTGATGCCTTTTTAATATCCTGGGCATTGTTATAAATATCATTCATTAAAGCACTTAAAAAAGATTGCTGTTCATCAAAATTTATTAAAATTTCATGAATAGGTAAAACTCCGCCTCGGTCTGGATAAATACTTCTCATATATTGATGGATAATGGCTTCAACTGTCTTAGTACGATTCTTCACATAATTATAAAATTCCGAGTTATCCATATCATAAAACCCATTATCTTTGAATGATCTACGGATCTCATTTTTAACATTAAGTAAAGCATCCCTTAAAAGGCTATCAACAAGTTTATATTGAACAGACTCCTCAACACTTGTAGTATCTTTTTGTACAAAATCATGAATAAGTTTAGAAATCATATCCATATATGTTAATTGTAATTCAGCTAATTTTTGTTCAGAGTATGTCATTTGACTTTTAAGTACGTAATTACTCTCTTTTCGAACTTGAATTTCATAATTCTCCCGTTTACTCATAAGCATTAAAATACAATCACCGCAGGAGTATTTTCTTAAAGATAATGTACCAGACTGGGGAGGAGGAGGAATAGAGGAAGGATCTTCTTTGCCTATATTGATTTCTTTATTTCCAAATTTTGCCCGAATCTTTCCTCGTACTGCTATAACAGCTATTGCGATTATTCCTAAAGCGATTAAAGCGACTGAGATAGGGGTAGGTAATCCAGAAAAAAAATCCCACATAAGCTCTCCTTTTCAGTGTTGTTTCTACAATGTTCACAAATGAGAGCAAAATTAATAGATTATCGATTATTTAGGGTTTTTAGAGGAAGATAAGGAAATAGCATACCGTAATCCTACTTTCCTTACATATTCGAATAAAGCCTTTTCTTTAGAAACAATAGGAGTACGGCCCTCGAAAAAAAGACTTGGAATATAAGTAATTTCTTCAAAGGCACCGTTTTCATCCAATGTCACTGCAATTGATTCTGCACTATCTATTTCCTTGTGTATTTCAGGGGGGGTGTCTATGAGGCTGTAACTTTTTGAATTTAAAGTAAAGCAGTCTGTGCTCTTTTTACCAGGCCACACACCGACACAACGACAAGTGGTCCCATTTTTAGCAAAAAAAGCACGCAAATCGAACCTATTATAAACAACAGTTAGCCCATTTTCGAAAAAACAAATGACTGGGGCACGACGACATATAGGGTATTTACTTTGTTCGAAATCTCGACTTATCATTCAAACCTCAATTTTTATAATATGGGCACAATCTCCGTTAAAACATTCCTCACATTAGGACTATATTACATGGCCCGAAGGCGTCAATATAGTAGGAGGTACGCAAACCGTTATGTTTCACTTATTATTATGCCCACATTATGGAAACATATCCAATTTAGAAAATAAAGCACTGTACATAAAATTTCCATTTGGAGCTGGAACGATGCCCCATTTTTCCATAAAAGCTTCCATATCCTTTTTATGCCATTCAGTAACCGTTTTGGAAGCATTTAGCTTATGGTAGACCATACTTCGTGGTTCATACCATACTTCATATCCTTTAGACCGAGCAAAATAACAATAATCACTATCAGAATAGATTAAGAACATTGATTCATCCAGAGGCCCAATATCGTTATACATGGAACGAGAAAACATAACACTAGCAAAATTAACCCATGTCTGTTTCTCAGGCACTCTACCATGGCCCATGGAAATCAACCCATTCTTATGAATTCCCCCAGGAAAAGCTCGCACTGTTCCAGCATGCCTGATTAAATCATGGTTATCAAAATCCACCTGCATGCTTCCAACTACTCCTACCTGAGGGCAATAAGAGAAACGATCGATCAGGGCTTGCTGAGTTTTCTTATCTCTAATCAAGGCATCAGAATTAACCAACCAAATATAAGGAGCTGTGCCCTTTCTTACCCCATTATTAACGGCTTTAGTAAACCCGTTATTAACAACATTATTATCTTCAATAATAAGATTGTAATCTTTGCAATGCTTTTTAATCGAAGCAATACATTTTTCGAGAGGAACCTGGTCTTTATATGAAATAATAATAATGTCTGTGGTAATCATCTTTTTACTCTTTTCATGGTGATATAAGCATCCAAAAAAGTGTTGCTCCGACACCTAAAACAAAACCCACTACAAGCCCTACACCAAAGCCTAAAAGTGCTTGTTTCATTTTTACCATTTTATTCCTCAGGGCAATTCTTTAAGGCCAAGAGCAATCTCAAGACCAAGTTTTACACATTCCCATTTGTACTTACTCACTCCAGCATCAATAAGTTTATCGACCTTTTTAATGTAATTTTTAACTGTACGAGAGGATATTTCAGAAGAGGTTCCTTGAGTAGCTTTCTCAACGTCTTTTACTTTAACCTTACCTGTGCCTGAGGCTGCTTTACGTAAAATTTCATCCCTTTTTTCTTTAGGGGCTTTAGATAATTTAATAGCAGCTGTTGGGGACATTTTCTTTTCAACTACCGCTTCTTTAATATTGGTGGGGGCACTATGCAGGTCAAGGAGGTGATTAACGTATGTTTGAGGTCTTCCAATCGAGTTAGCAATTTCTTTTACTTTTAAATGGTGAACCGACATCAAACGAAAAACAACCTTAGCCTGTTCGATTTCTGTTAATGCTTTTGAATTTGCTCCAGTAGAGAACATTCGAATAATACGAGACTGTTCATTGGACCCTTTTTCCTCAAGGCTACATTTCACATCAAGCATTCCATTTTCGACCAGCTTATTGTTATTGATGTAATTGATAGCACGAAAACGGCGTTCCCCATCTACAATGTAAACACACTTTTTATCTTCAGATAAACGTACTGTAAGGGCATGCGTAAGACCGTTCGTCGCTATATCTTTTGCGAGTGCTGGAATATCCCCGAATTCCGTTCGAACATTAAAATCAGGATCCACCTTGATATTATCAAGAGGGATGTAATAAAAGAAATCCTTGCTGGAAAAAAGGTCTTTCAAACTCATTTATGAGCCTTTCTTATAGGGTGATAAAGGAGCACATAGGGGATCTACCAGTTGAGCTCTATTGTTCTCATGGCCACAACAGATTGTGGTCTAATATATTATACTTATAATATCAGCCATAATTCACATTTAAAAATTTACTTTTAATTCCTCAGCAATATAAACGCTCGGTTCAGTTCGATCCAGACCTACGATAGCACTTCTATGGAAAAAACATTCTTCATTAACGCAAAAAACACCAACACTATCGATAGCATCTTCTTTGCATTCAGTAATTTCAATTCCCGATTTACATTTCGGACATGTCGTTATCTGAATCATCACAAACCTTCCTTTTACGTCTTGGTGATACAGTGAACCCGTATTTTAATAACGCTTTAGCAAGTTTGTTTTTATAATGGCTGACTGACATTTGAGAAACTTCATATATATCGGCAATCTCTTTATTCGAATAGCCCTCATAAAGATAATTATATATATCCAATAAAGTACAGCTTGATTTTTTTGAAAGACTTTTCTTACCCCTACGTGATTTAGACTGATGTAAATAACGACGTGCAAAATCCTGCAACTCTAAACGAAGCCCATCAACCTGATCCACCTCAGCATTGTGTAAAAGTAATTCTTCGTAATCTGGTGCAATGTTATTGTTACTCAGAACATGATCCATATCATTAGTTTCTTCTGAGTCGTAAGATGGGGAATAGGCAATTGACTGAAAAATTTTATGCTCGGGAGATTTAAGACGGGAAATTACATGATTGCGTATTATAGGGTAAAGATAAGTAGACATTTTATTTGAGGCAACACCTCGATAATAATGCCGATTAAAAGACTGAAGAATCGGACTATCACAAATTTTTTCATATAACTCGGCAATTATTTCTTCATAAGATCCTTGATAATTGAGAGAATTACAAATGGAGGTAACGAGAGCTCTAAATTCCGAATCATTGTAGCGGATGAAGACAGGGATACAATTAGTAGAAACCATTCTTGAGGCTCCTTTTTTTAATTGTGGTAATATAACGGACTTTTTGTTTTTGAACTAAATTTTTGTATTAAAGTTCAATCTTGAATTGTGTGTAACTCTATTATTTCGAGTTACTTACAGGAGATATTCTTTTTTGAAAAACTCCCGATAAAATCAATATAACTGATATGAAAAAATAGATCAAGGGTTTTTTAAAGATTATACTTCATAAAATCTTGCTAATGTCAAAAAAGGCTCTTCTGGTACTTCAGTCTCTGATACCATGAGACTATTACCTATAGAATCCCTAACCCTTAATGTTTTCATAGGACTCTTGTATTTCCTCCCTCTTTTAATCTCTCGAATAAAAAACCGTATTATATCGTTCATATGCCGTAATGTGACATCCCGACGATCCCTTAATGTAAACACTAATATCTTATCTTCGATTTGTACCTTGTCAACTTCAGGTTCTTTTTTTTCCTCCGGTACAGTTTCCTGGATACTCACATCAGTTATCAAGGAATCTACAGGATCTTTTAAGATGGCCTCAGTCTGGGGAGTAACATCTACTACAACAGGAGCAGGCTCTTCTTTCTTTTCAACAACAATGGGCTCCTCTTTAATTGGGGTTGAATCTTTAACAACTTCTTGTTGTTGAGAAACAGGATCAGGAATTTGCTGTTTAAGAATCTCATAACGATTCTTAGGCATCTCAATAACTTTAGACTTTAGGAGATCATTAAGTTTTTCCTTCGCATTTGGAAAATCCTTAAAGAAAGTTTTCTTAGCTCTCCAGGAATCCCCATATTTGATGTCTACAGTTAAAGGCACCGGCCAATGAAGCATGTCAGTTACAATCTCGGGTAACATCATGATCCGAGCAATATATGGAACATACTCTTCAAGCTTCTCAGTCTTTATCTCAAAAACAAGCTCATCATGCATGGTAATAAGAAGCCTTACCTCATCCTGAAGATTATTCTCATGTATCCATAAGTATACCCTAGACATAACAATCTTCATCATGTCTGCAGCCGAACCCTGGATCTGCGTGTTTATAGCACAACGGTCCCCATGAGACTCGATAATAGGATCACCACTTTCATAATACTTAGTCAGAGAACGTACCCGACCGAAAGCAGTTTTAACCATCCTTAATTTTCGAGCTTTAAGAATCTCAGTATCCTTCCACTTCTTTAATTTGGGAACACCTTCCCAGAAAGTATACAGGACCTTTTTGGCCTCCATCATCGATATTTTTGCTTTTGCTGCTAATGTTTTGGGTCCTCCGAGATAAAGAGCCAGAAAATTAGTTGTATTATGAGTCACTAAACCCTGAGCTATATAAGTATGATCCCCTTCAATTGTAAGATCCATTAAATCTACCTGATTTATAAATTTAATTTTACTTATCTCAGTCGAACCTGATTTCCAATCTTTATCTAAACTTAAAAAAGGTTTGATAGAAACAGCCATTGTTTTTATTATACAGCCTATTTTTAATTCTTCCGCTCTTACCCATTCATTATTCTCTGTAAGAAACTTATGATTTAACCCACAAGTTATTTTATGCTTCCCTTTAGTGTGAAGTACCATTCCCGGTTTTACACCCATATCCCATATCTTGGTAATTCTTTTAAGCTCTCCAGTATGAGTAACTACTTTATCCCCTTTTTTTAATTTCTCGATAGGAAGCCATCCTCGGTCTGAAGCTATTAATGTTCCCTTTGCAACACATTTACCCAATTTTCTTTCACTTGAAGTAACCTGGCTAGCTTCCTTACCACCAGCAATAATAGCTCCTGTTGCCGTATGAAAGTCAATATCATTTTTTACAGCATCAATCCACTTAGTCTCTAATGAGTAATTCGTAGCAATACGCATCTCTTCGTTTTCATAATCTGCCGCAATCATTGTAAAGCCAGGTCGAGGGACAAAAGCCTTACGCATATCCATCCATGGATTATCCTCATCAGGCTTTTTTGGAATACTTTGAACGTTAGTCCCTGAATAACCATCCTCATCAATGCCCTGGCCTCCAGGAGACGAGAATCGGCCAGTATCCGTTCCAGACTGATTAAAACAAAGTTTTACACACTCATCCTCATCATAATTATTCAGCAGTTTAGTTATATAGGTCCCATTTATTTTTTCTAATCCCCGATACTCCATAATCCTTTTAACGATGGGGTATAACTCAGCTATCTTTTCAAGAGTAGCATCTGCAGTGCTATATTGCCCGGACGCGGTCTTGGACTTCTCAGGGTAAGTATATTGCTTTTCATCAAAAAGAAACTTACCTAATTGTTGAGGACTTGCAATATTTATATCACGGCCAGCAAATGCATGGATCTGCTTTTCAATTTCATCTATTCGAGTTTGAGTTCGATGCTGTAAATCTTTTAAATACGGGATATTCAACTTAACAAGGTTTGATTCCATTTCCATAACAACCAGGGTTATTCTTCTCTCAAGGTCGTATATGGATTTCTGGCTTGTAACAATTTCTTGAGCATCAAAATAATTATTAAGATCAAAGGTGCAGACTCCATCCGAAGACCCATAGACGTAACCAATCTTCCTGGGATCAAGAAGATCAAAACGTTTTTCCTTACCTGTTATATCACTGAATTCTATCATGGGTTGATTAAGCAGGCGTTCTGATAGATGCTTAAGCTTATTATCTTTTTGGGCTGGATCAAAGAGATGTGCTTTTAGGAGAGTATCTTCAAACTTTCTGAAATCAGATACAATAATGCCGTAATTTTTCAGAAACTGTAGATCGAATTTAGCATTATGGTAGATAGTCACACAAAACGCACATAACCTACGGATTTCCTCGAAAACTTCCTTTTCAGGTAAATTATAGCCTTCTGGATTATTAGGATCATCCCAATGTTTAATGGGAATATAAAAACCAAATTTTGAGTCGTAGGAAACACAAAAACCTACAATAGGAGTTATAGGGACCTGACGAATTTTACCATCAGGACCAACTTGTTTTTTAGTTCGGCTGTTTAATCCTGTAGTTTCAAGATCCAGGACACATCTTCTCGAAGGATTAATGGCAGGATCGATAGCATTATCTACAAACTTCCTTACGTCTTCAATTGTTTCAGCACACTTAAAAACTCTATCCTTCATCCAAGGCTTCTCGCCCGTAAGGGTCTGAATCTTATCCTCTTCAAAAAGGTCCCCTGAACTAACTGTAGCTGCTTTATATCGACTCATTATTTATTTTTTCCAGTTTTCCTATTAATTTTTTCACACCTTCAGATGTGTCTTGTCCAAGACTCTTCTCATAGGCAAGCTTATAAAAAAATGAACATATTACACGATATTTTTCTAAAGGTAATTTTTTCCTACTCTCCATAATACTGTTTGTGAGTACCGTCATTAAAACAGAATCTTCAGAAATTTTTTGAACCTTAGGATTTTTAAATTCAGGTGTATCAGGAATAGATGAGGTATCAACCTTGTAACGATTAGCAATATAATTAACCGCCCCGACAAAAGTCATTGTCTCCCGTTCCATGATAAACCCTATCACATCCCATCGCTTACCACATACCCAACACCAACAGGACTGAGTAGCTCGGTAATATCGAGCCGAGGGTTTAGTATCCTGACCATGGAAGGGACAACGAAACTGAGCTTCATCCTGCTTAGAAGGGTTATACATGAAATCAACCTTATAGTCCATCATGACTTTGGCAAGGTCAACCTTCTCAAGAATGAGATCTTTTACTAGGGTAGGGTCTTTCATCAAACTAATCCTGAGCTGAGTTACGAATTTGATGTCCTGTGATCTCGCATACATGTTTATAATTATGATCCCACCAATTTCCCATATCACGCTCTTCCCAGGCTTCTACGGCATCTTTAAGAAGTCCAACAGTCTCTTTTAAGGCTTCGGCCTCCGATTGGTTAAAACCTATCACAACATGGTCCATATGAATGCCAAACTGACTTCCACCAGGAAGGATATAAGTTATTTCCTTTGTTATCTGTTTTCCTGTGTACCCAGTTATAGGGTGATATTCTTTTAAAATCAAAAGGTCGCCAACTTCAAAATGACGATCATTTTTCCTAACTTCAAAAGTTTTATGCCCAGAAATAATAACATCATAATATTGGGGCCATGTTTTTAACTCATGAATCATTTATCCAATACCTCCATTAAGCGTTCTATGAATTCAGTTATATCCTCTTCATCCCATTCAGATATCTCACAAAGAATATCACCCATTCGAGCGAATCTATATTCATCCATTTAATCCCCCAAAACAGTGTCCATAACGTTAGCAATTGCCATGGCTTCATCGTTTATACCTTCATTACCTTTAACCTGGATAGCATCTCGAAGACATTTCGATATAGACACATCAAGATTGGCATCAAACGGAGAAAATATTGCACCATGACGGTTTTTTAAACAAGTAACCTTAATTGTTCCATGACGTCTCATATCCTCATTCATATACAAAGCAACAACACCATCGGCTGAACGCTCTGATTCATTAGCATCCGAAAGAGCTGTAATCCTATAAATGCCCTCATTTTTAATGGCTTCTTTATACCCTTCACGGTTTATCTGGTGAGGAGTAATTACTCGGAGTCCACGTCCACTATCAAAATTCAAAGCAAAAGCTTTAAGTCTCTTCAACATATGGTTCAAATCAGCTTTAACATCACCCGATCGAAGTTCCTTATCCTGAGACATTAATCCCACATAATCTATAATGGCAAATTCTAGATTACGGCCACTCTCTGAGAGTTTTGCTTTTCGATCGTATAATTCCATTTCAAGAACTGATGGAGTTATGCCTGAATACTGCATGAGCTCGAGCTTACCGAAATCAGGACGATTCTTAAAATCTTCTGATGCAGTTATAAAAAACTCTTCTTCCAACTCATTCAATTCCCCATGCCTAACTTTATCATAAGATATTTTACCAGCCAAATGCTTGTACTTTGGATGTTTATACCAATCAGGATTTGAGCAATGTAGGACATACATCAAATCTCTCATTTCCTCGTAAGTCATTTCGAGACTCACATAGGCCCCATTCATACCCTGCATAATTCCATTATAAGCCATGTTAGCCACAAAAGTTGTTTTTCCCTGACTGACATAGGCAGCTACAATAAATAAATGCCCTAACTGAACTCCCCTGAAAACCTCATCAATCTTATCAATATTTGTAAATAACCCAACAGTGGGATTTTTCTTTCTTAACTGATAAGCTTCTATAACCTCTTTTTGATCCTCAACACTACGAATCTCTCCCTCGGTCTTGATCTCGCCAGAAGCGTATCTAAATTTTCTTGCTTCTCCAATGAAATAATTTAGAGCTTCATCAATACCTTTAACCTGTTTATTCTTCCCGATTTTTAACCCAGAACTTGCAACCTGCCAGGTTTTATTAAGTATTTCTTTAAAATTTGAACTGTTTTGTTCTTCAAACTTCTCCTTTAAAATTGCTTGATAATCGGACCTATAAAAAGGAGTTTGAACAAGGATCTCTTCAAGATTGGCAAATATGATCTCACTACCTTCATTTTGAGCTTTTTCTTTTAAAAGATCAATAGAGGGTAGCTCTTTATATTTACGAAAGTGAGCTTCAATCCAATGGTAAATTTGTAAATAAGAGGGGTCTTCAGCCAGAACATGGCTTGACTCGAAAGCCTTATAATTTCTTATAAGCTCGTCATAAGGAATGGTGGGCATCCCACCTTTTTTAACATCTATTATTGATCTAAATATTCTTTTCATGGTTATCGTCCACCAATATTAAAATTAGAAAGCTTGCTATTTGTTTTTGATGTTCGATCAACTGCAATTCCATCTGCAGCAATATTTATTGCTTTATACTCTTTTAAATACTCCTCAAGTTCAGGAGACTTTTCCCACACACATTGCTCCAGACTTGGATGAGGCATATATACCCATGTAGGCTTTTTCTTTTTCTTCCTCATGTAAACTACTTCAGCAATACAAGTTTTCAACTGATCATTCTTTTGCTTATTTCCAAGACAAATAACCATAAGATCGTATTTCTCTGTCTCAGAAAGAGTCATGCAGGACTTATCATTTTGCTCCACATAAAATCTCTGGAGGACGTTTATAGCCTCACAGCAATAAATAGAACTCGGTGGATCCTTATAACGGTATTTAATAAGGGTACTTCTTAAATGATTGCAGAAAGTATCGTAATCACCTCTGATAAGTAAATTAGGGCTTTTAAACAATTCATCGGGAATAAATTCTAAATTAGAATTTATTTTATCTAAAGGAATTATATCCCCTTCAAAAGAAGAAAGGATAGTATTCTCAGTAGATTCGGAAACAAATTGAGCCAACATACAGATACACCATCTAATCGCAGTCTTAAATTTATTATCTATGTAAGGATGTGGAACAACCACAACTGCCTTACGTTCATTTTTACAATAGGGGCAAGGTCTCTCAGACATCATTTCAAAGCCTCCGCATCTTCCAAAATATCACTGTACAACAAATCAACCAATTTCTCGTCATTATGGGTAAAATCTAAGGCCCCTACGGCTGTATCCCCAAGGACTTCATCACTTAAATTTTTCTTACTCGAAACCTTACTCATAACTCGGACATCTATAGTACCTTTATTTATGAAATGTATAACAAGAATATGATCTTGTAGACTCCCAATTCGCTGGGCCCTACCTAAAGTCTGTACCAAGTCCCCATAAGACCATGGAGTATCATAGAGAATAATCACACTTGCAGATTGTAGATTTAAAGCAGCTGAACCAGCCGTGGTAATGAAAATCAAGGGGCATGCAGTGTCTTGAAATAGATGCTGGGCTTTTAATCGATCGCCCGAGGTCACATCTCCAGTAATCTTCGCATACTGAATGTGGTTTCTTTCACAAATAACTTCCAAATAAGGAATACCACTTTTAAAGCGAGTAAAAAGTATTACCTTTTCATTGGCCAGTTCTTCCTTCATCAACCGTTCAAATTCGAGTTCTTTACTCGATTCAGATTTAATATTCAATAATTGAGGGCCATTACTTATCATCTGACAGTAAGTAAGAGCTGCCAGTTTGCCCTTCTTCTTACCCTCAGTAGTCATAAACTGGTCATACTTTTCCTTCAACTCCAAGAACCGCTTCTGGGTCTTGTCATCAGTTTGACCATTACGAATGGCATCAGTTATTTCAAAATACTCCTGTTTAACTTTTTCCTCATAAAGAATCCCCGATAGGGCCTGTCTGTAAAGTTCTTTTTGTTCAGGCAACATATCGAGTATGACTTTACGGGAAATAAGCTTAGGTAACTCGGAAGCAACAGCCTCTTTTTTACGCACTAAAAGATATGGATCGAGTACTTGCTTAAAATTGGCAAGGTTTTTATATCCAACGGTCTTGGGAATTCTACGCTCTTTCCCATTAATTCTAAGTTTCATTAATTCCTGAACACAGTAATCCTTCCGAAACTTAGTCACATTTCCGAAGAGCCCCGGGACCACTACATCATAAATGCCAAAGACCTCTTCAAGGCCATTCTTGATAATAGTTGCCGAGAGGCCATATACCCGTTTAGCTGTCTCAGTAAGAAGTTTACATGCAAAAGATCTTTGAGCTTTCCTATTCTTAACTGCAGTAACCTCATCGAGGATTACCATGTAATTAGGAACTAAAAGACTTTTAACAAATTCATACTCATTCACAAGCGGATCATAATTAATCACTAAAACATTTTCTTTGAATTCCTTATACTGTACCTGACGAGCTTCAAAACCTTCTAATTTTTTGCTCCCTTCAGGCTTATACTCTGCTGTTATCACTCTTACAGTTATACCTTGAGTGAATTTATCAAATTCTTCAGCCCATTGATGCATAGCCGATTTCGGAGTCACTATAAGCATCTTAAGGGTAGGATCGCTATCAAGAAGCCAGGTGTAAGCTGCTATTGATTGAATGGTCTTTCCAAGGCCTGTGCCGTCGCCTAAAACCATTCTCTCCAACATCATCATATGGAGAGAACCTATAACCTGATAATAGCGTAATTTGGTCGTTTCCTTAAGGTATTTATTACCCTTAAAGGATGCAGTTTTAGATTGCCTCAAATTTACGAGCTGAGGATAACAGGAAGGAACGCCAATAAAGGTTTGTGCCATAGCAATAATACCGCCTAAATGAGGGTAATTAAAGAAATATTTTATATATGACTGGAATTAAAAGAAATAGATAGCTATTTCTTTATTTTTACAGGATGTTTAACGAGCTTTTTCATTGTATCGAAGCCATCGTTAACATCTGTTTTCGTAGGAGAGTGCTTTTGTTTCTTACGTTCCCAATCCTGTAGAATACTAAATCCACCTGTTTCATATTCCTTGGGATGAGAAGGAGTCTTAACAGTACGTTGCTTTTGAACTAAACGCTTCATTATATCAAAACCAGGACCTTTATCCCCAGCAGCTAATCGCACAGCGGCTTTAAAATGACCTGGAGTCCCTTTATTTCCAAAAGGTCCCTGACCAAGTGGGGTGTACAGACCTTTTTTCGTCACCATCATATAAAAGGGCTTATTATTTTCGTCTTTAGCATTTTCAATTTTTTGGGTAAATAAAGTTGAAGTGAATCTTGCTATTTCATGCTTATTATAAAACTGAACATATTCAAGCATGGTTTCAGAAGGAAGTTTGGGATTAAGATTTGGGCCTCTTAAAAACTTCTCAAAAACAGGATTACTTTTTACTTCCTCTTCTGTTATATCTGGAGTCTCATTCTTTGCAATATTACCTTCAGGATCAGAAACAAAAACTTGTTGACCACCAGTCTGAGTAACTCCCCAGGGTTCGAGTGGAGTCTTATAAATGTACCATTTTTCTTTCTTATCATCCGAGAAAGTTATCGTGTAATACAGCCATTGAAAATTCTGACCTTTATCATCCAATACCTTATTGGCCAATTGTTTCGGAGGAGCATCAAAAAATATCCGAATTTGATGGACAATGTATTTCTTTTGCTCTTTAGCTATATTTTTCAAGTAACCACTCAAACTTTCCATTACACAGATTTCCCATTCATAAGAGGTCGACCAGGAATCTGGAAAATATCGACTGTATCATTATTTGAAAATGGGCTAAGCCTTGAAACTGGAGTATAACCGCTATTATTTGTCTCACTACCTACTACCATTAGATAAAGTTTACCAGTATCTTCTTTATTTAAGATATATGCCTGATATCCTTTTTGATAATTAAGTGAATAAACTGAGTAAACTGTTCCTAAATTAAGCCCGAGATTCCCTAATCCAAGCAAATCGTCAGAATCTGTGATATGTACTGTTGATCTGCCTCGACCTGCGATCCTAGGCCCTATTTCAACTCCATTTGGAGGAACATCTATAATATCCTGGACCCTTCCCATTATGTGGGTATTTAGCACAGGAAAATATTCATCTGATATAGAAGGATTATTTGAAATACTTTCACTAAAACCACTGGAGTCACGATCGACATCTAAAGTAGGTAAACGGTCGATTACATTGGCAGTATTAAAGCTCGGTCTATCTAAAGCAATAATAGTAGAATAATAGTCTAAGAATGTCCCCGCACTACCGTTAATAATTAACGTTGTACTATCGAGAATTTCAGTAATTGTATAAAACTGACCTGGATGAGCACTAGGATTAATCAAATAACCAGGTTTTACAGTAGATAGCCAATCAGTTCCAGAGCCCGTTACTGTAGAAGAATTATCTGTCAAAATTCCTGAAAAAGTAGCTGTCACCTGAGAAAGTTGATAATCAGTTATATGCCCAGATCCAGCAGTAGTTATAGTTGTAGGTCCTTCAGCCTCTATTATCCCAGAAGTCGTAGTATCCAAAAGTCCTTGATAAGGAATTGTTTGATAATAAAACTGATAATTATCCGTAACTTCCAAAGGACTTTTCATTAAAGCTGGAACCTCAATAAGAGATCCGTTAGGAGGAGGAACTGAAAAAGTTATAGTGGCTCTCGAACATGTATTATCTGTAGGTAAAAAGGCGTTATTAGTAAGGGTTGTTGTCATCGTACCGTCAATATAAGCAATACCATACCCACTCTGATTCCTTATGCTTGCAATACCCTGAATAACACTGGTATGAGCATCCACATAAAAGGTCGTTTGTCCAGTAGCTGCCTGAGTTGGAACTAATTCCTTCATCTGGAATGTATCAACTATTGCTTTACCTTGTTTATTTGTCTGAAAAAACTTACTTGGGACACTTGGATTTAAATTCGAAGCACCTACATATAGGACTAATTGAATTGTTTGATTACTTGTAGCTACCGTACCGCTATAAACAATATTGTAAGAAGTAGCATTTCTGGCTACCGTAACAATAGGTCGATAAGAAAGTGTACTAGGAATGTAGATACTTACAACACCTAAGATCTCATAACCCCATATATTGCGAGGAATAACGATAGTATTTGAAGGACTTCCTAATAAACTATACGTCATTTGAATGCCAAAATCGTAAGGCTCTGTTGAATTAGCCCCTTTATTAAAAACAGAACTGGAAAAAGTCCCATCAGAAGAAATCACAGGAGATATACCATGGAGATTTACACTTGAACCTACAGATAACGGGAAAGCAACGGTAGAATCACTTCCCATACGAGATTCGAGAAACTTATAAGGCAAGTAATATAAACCACTATCTTTTGGATAACCGCTTATATTGGTCACAGCAGGATATTGAATAGTATAATCCACTGTGAGCGTATAAGAGGTACCAAAAATAAAGGAACTTCCAAGATTAAAATCGATTACAGCCGTTGATCCGTTATAGGTAACATTATAATCAACCCCTAAAGTAAGAGGTATGAGAGTTACAGGATCTACCTGGGCCCATACAGAAGCCACATTATAAATAGTAGTTCCAATAGGGTAATTAAATACAGCTGCAAGACCTATAGTACTTAAAGAATTCCAAGTTCCTGAGGCAGGAACTTCTATAAGAGCATGCTCTTGAGTAAGAGCAGCATTTGAAAATGTTCTTCGAATGCCATCTCCTACCGTAATACGATTAAACCATCCAGGATCAGCTGAACTTATGCCATCAATTTGCACTGCAACATTTTCAAAACGATCTTCCCCTAAAGTGTTTTTTTGCATCTTTCCACGGAGTTTGCCACTGATCAGTTTTTGAAAAGCTTCATTACATTTATCTCTTAAATTATCAGCTTTAATCGTATGTCTCATATCCATGATATCATCAGTAACTACCCAGTCACTGAAAAGATTATCGGGACGATCGGAAGTCCAGCCATTCAAATAATGAGTCAGATCATATCCAGCACCATTTGTATGTGTATTAGGATTAAACTGACTAGTATTCCTACGGCAAATAGCAAACATTGGAATACCATAAGTATACCCATCAACTGTTTGCAAACTTTGTTGTGCAGCTGAATCCCCAAGTCCTGCTCTCCATAATCCTGGATCATCTGGCATCTGAACAAAAGCAGCACCTGTACAAGTCAAAGGATTTGCCAGAGGACCTTGAGCATACACTTGATTAGGATCAAAGCCTTCAGGATAAGAATCGATATCTACCGAAGCTACTCTGATTCTATATTGAACTTGAATTCTTAAAGTTGTTTCGACACTTGCAGCAGGATCAATAAGATCATTCAAATAGTTTGCACTACCGTAAAGGACATTACCATGGGTATAAATAACATCAGAAGGAGTTACCAATTTTCTCCATACTTCCAGAAACACAAAATCAACTCGATTACTTAAAGAAGGAGGAGCAGGTAATGTGATTACGTTATTTTCGTCAGGGGAATTTGTACCCTGAACAACAACTTTCATTCCATTAACCCAGGCAACCAATTCCCCTGTTACGAGGCCTTTATCTGTAGCCATGAGTTTAAAAGTATTAGCACCGTAAGTAGGAGAAGTTATAACATCACCACAACGAGCAGAGATCTCTGAGACATTGTCTTTAATATTTCCAACCGAGACCCAACCACTTGGGCCCACCAATTCAGCAACATCCCGCAGATGAGCAGATTCGAGATTTCCCATGAAATTAACTTCACAGGATAGAGGCGGTTTTTTCCTCTGATAAACAACTGCTTCAAAACTACGATTGGATGAATCTAATACTCTGGTTTGGTTCAGGCCTAAATAATCAGACATTTAACATGCTCCCGTTTTGATTTTCCATAGTAGTAAGGGCTCAACAATCTCGGACTCAATTGATGCAGTTTTTATCAAATTACTTATCAAATTTCCATACTCAAAATTAAAATCCATATATGTTGTTGGGTCAAAAAACCAAGTAGCTGGATAACCCGTATGAGCCTTAAATACTCGATCGATTGTATGAAGACTTTGAAGTGATTGAGCAAGTTTAGACATAAAGGATTTTGTTGTTGAGAAACTCTCAATAACTTTTCCTACAAAAGGCATTAAATTATTAGAAGCAGTCTTTTTATTTAAAGAAGCTCGAATTAAATCAATATGCCCATTTGAATGCTCCATACAAGCCTCTACAAGCTCAAATCCACTATCTATATCCTCTTTTTCCGAATGCATCTCATTGATAACTTTCATCACTTCCTTACTCCCCCACATCTTAGGAGTAAGACTTGTCTTTAATAAAACTCCAGAAGTCTGCCTAATTCCAGCAAGGTTTGTCCCAAAGTCATCCATATCTTTCCTATAATTTTCAAGCCTCTGGACTAAACTAAGGCGTTCACTTGCTTCGATCTCATGGTTATCTTCAATTTCATCTGGCTTCTGTTCTAACATAAATACTTGAACCGGAGTAATATTGTCTTTAATGCAATTTATTGCTTCATCTACCATATCCGTTGTCTGTTTAATCGGGTTCCATCTAATGGTATCCATCTGGGCCTTCTTAGCCATGTCTTTTATGGCCAAGGCCAGGACAGGAAGACTCTTTGAAATAAAGTCTTTTTTAGATTCTGCGGCTAAAATTGCTCGATTATTTAAAAGAGCATACAAGAATCGACCGACTTTAGCAAGCCTGATTTTATCCCGACCAATTCTTATTTCGCAAAGGGCCTTTCCAGGTCCTTTACATACACCCAGATCTTGTATCATTAGGCTGTAATCCTGAATATTATTGTGAGCGTCATTGAATTGGTTTTATTAATGACAGGAAAATTCCGGTCATTGACCATGGACCCGCTATCAGCGAGATCTGTAGCGTCTCCACCGAACATTCCCATTTCTACAATAGGCCCCACAGCTTCCGTTTCTGCAAACGTACATGTATAATCTACAACGTTCGTAGGAATCACAGTAGGGTCACCTGTTGTAGGGTCAATAAAGGTCACATCCTGTGTCGTAAAAGCTTTACGTGCTATCTCGTTAAAGAGCTGCGTCTGGGTAGGGACAGGTTGAGGAGGATTCTGTAAATTCCATCCAGAAGCTCCTGTGCCTACTGCTAAATAAGTTATTCCACCTAAAGGTTCACTACTGTCTTTTAAAAGACGAGCGATTAATATCGAAGCTGAATTAACGATAAGATTGTGGTTTCGTCTCTCTTCAAGAATCTTACCAGTTGAGGCATCTCTTAATATTATGCGATATTCCCCACGAAGGGTTCTGGTGTTTTCTTCCTGTCTTAGAAGAAATCCACCAAAGGTGTGCTCAAATGCCTTATGCAACTTCTCTAAAAAAATCATTTTAAAATCTCCTTTAGGGGTACATTCAGTAAAAGGCACGACGTATTAAAAGATTATCACCTACTAAACTGGAAGCATTTCAACAATTTTCGTAGTTTTAAATGTTCGATCTGGCATTAGTTCCCTAAAAGTTTTTTTCCTGAAACGAACTAATTTATCATTAATAAAACTGTACGTTGAAGAGTAGTTTAATGGAGTATCTCCACTAAATCTCTTGATCCGAACAAGTGAGTTGTAAAAATTACCTGGTGCTCCAATTTCATCCTCAATGGCCTCATAGGTCTCGAAAACAGGGCCCGTAAATTCGTGCTTTTCAATTTCAAGAGTATTTGTATTGAAAAATGGTATTGTTATACTGTCGCTATCATCATCAAGACCTGGCAAGTACTCGGTCATATTCAGGCCTATTTTAACTGCCTCGACATCATGGCATAATCCAGCAAAAACATATTTATCATCCATAATTCGAGACCAATCTCGAATTATTACTGGAACAGAAACATCATTTTGGATATGGTATGTGAAAACAAGTTTTGCCCCTGCAAAGGGGTTATAGGTATAAGATATCCTTAATTCATCCCCAGGAAGAACTCGATTCTGAAGATTTCCAAAATACCAAAATAACCTGCGTCCAGATATTCTAAAATCATCATCCAAATATTGAGATACACCACGTACAATACTCACAGCAATAGCATCAGAATAAATAAACCCTGAAAGCCTTATTTGATTTGCGGCAGATTCTTCTGCAGTAACCGTATGAATCTCGCTGTATGTAGTAGCTGTTGGATATTCAACTGTAACAATCCCAGCCGTCGGATTTATTGACGTTATAGTTACAGGCACTGCAACACTAGGATTATCTTCTAAATAAGCCACACAAGTTATATCATCAATACCTGCCAGATTATCATCGAGATCTACAACAGGTAAGGATGGAAAATCGATGTAATCATCATTATAAAAAATTTCAAGAGTCGAAGGTAAAGTAAAAGATGTAGGAGGATCCACCTCATCTGAATTAGTTACTTCATAAGATACTGTGGCCGTCCCAGAAGGTTCAACTTCTCGAAGGATAAAATTTTGGCGTAAAAGCTTATCAGCAACTCTTAAATTAGGAACTCCCTTATAATCACCTGGTATCTGAACAGGCTGAGTTGAAACATCTACAGTGTCAAAAAGAATCCATGGCTGACATTCGTAAGGACCGTTATAATCATCCTCACCTAAACGAGTCTTAAAAGTAAGAATATCTTCACAAATACTGCTTAGAGGTAAGCTCTCACCATCATCTCTAAATTCTTTCTGCAATAAATCAGCATACATCAATAAACGATGATTTTTCCTTATGTCCTGCAACTTCTTCTGATAAATAAGACCAGGCTGATAAGAAAAGGTCTGCTGAAAAGTCGGAGTACCTTCCCTAAGTTTTAAAACAGGATCCAAACCATTATCGAGATAATCATCCCCTAAAGGCTTCGTAACAGGATTTTGATCGTATAAGAACTCAGGACTGAAGAAATAATTGGAATGATTCAGTACCGCTTCCTGATTCACTATGGAAGCACGAGTTGCTGGCTTTTGATACTGATTAAGCAATAGTGTGTCAGGCGAATTAAGAACCGAAGCATGATGCAGTAAATCAGTTCTAAATCGATAACCAATCAGAACAGGATCTGGATGTGTGGCAGCACTACTCGAATCAACAATATTCCCCGTACCTGTACCATCTAAAACTATTACATAAGGATTCCCTATCCAATAATCCATTGGCCTTGCAAGATCATCAAACAAGGCCGGGTATTGAAATCGATCTCCCCATGTGGAATCAAATTCAAAAGTATCGCCTATAACTGGAATTCTTCCTAATGTAGAATTCCAAAAACTTGGTGTCGACTGAATAATTGCATGACCAAGAAGCGGGTCAAGAGATATAAGGGCCCCAGGAATATGAGTTCCATCAACGTATAAATCAACACTACTTGTATCAGCAAGGGTCCCACTAGAATCTTTAATAAGAGGAGCATAGGGGAGTTGCCAGTAAGTTATTCCATAAACCTTGGAAGTTGAGGCATCAAAATTCGTACTATCACTTAAATAATGATAATTAAAATCAAAGACATCCCCAGGCATCGGGTATCGACTAAAAGTACCATCCCAGAAAGCCAGGGTCTGATTAAGCTCTACACGGCCAGTACTAGCATCTACTAAAGTAACAGCATTATTTAAAGAAGTACCATCAAATTTGACTGAAACGTCATTTATACCCGCAGCATGACTGGATCCATCCGTTAGAGGGCTGTACTGCATAAAAGAGATATAATCATTACCTAACAGGGCTTTATCATGAACAGTACTTGAATCATAAGGCCAATCTAATCTCGGAAAACCCATTCGAGCTTGTAAGATAAATTTATTAAAGGCAGGCTGAACTCGACCAACGTTACAATTCCCTCTTAAATCTTCATAATAAGGCTGTAAGGCATCCTGAACCCACCGATCGCATACAGTAGTGGGTGTTGTTTTTATTTGAAGAGGGAAGCGTCCATTGCGGTCCATTACCTTCTTCACAGTTTCTTGAAATAAAGGGCGTTGAAAAACACTCTTATAAAACTGAGAAGCCCAAGTTGTTATTAAACCTGTAGGAGGATACCAGAAATTAAAGCTTCCAGGAATCTCTTGATAAGTAATTCGGACATATTTACCGATCTCCAGGTCGTTAAAAGGGATTTCGTGGCCCGTTTCATCAAATGCCCTGGAATATCCTGGTTCGTATATAACTCTTGTTGAATTATTGAGATAGAACACATAATCATCATGATGGATAGCTTCAATTGAACCTAAAGCCCCTACAGGACCAGGAAGTTCGAATACCAATAGAGCTTTAATAGTGGGTTCAGTAAAATAATCATAATTATAAATAGGAACACAGCCACCGCCAGTATCTCCAAATAGTATATCGTGAACCTTATTCACATCGATTTGTTCAGTCCATATGAATCTCGTATCGTATAAAACGTGAGCAGGACGAACTAAACCAACAAAAAAGTTTAAATCTTGTGATAAAGTAGCTAAATCAGTTCCAGCCCTTAGGGTATCAATTAAAACATTGACCACCATCATATTAGCTGAAGTAGCAACATCCAAAGAAGAATGAGGATCTCGAGCTTCAAGGTAAAGTTCCCGAATATTAACAGTTTGACCTGTAAATTCCGAGGCCAGGGCCTCGATATTATCTTTTAAGCTGCCTACCAAGTAGGCATTCTTAATTGAGAGAAGATAATTTCTATAAGATTGGTCATCATAATTCGTTGGAGCTATCCGAGACCCCAGGCCAAGACGTTCCCCTAAGACCTGTTGCAAGAATTGAGGGCGGGTCAGTGTGTACTGTTTATCGTCATTTATAGCATTTATCCCGAGCTGGAGTCGGGCAGCTTCTCGAGAAAGAACTTTATAAAACACAGCCAGGTTAGTATTAGGATCACTGGGGTAATTACTGGCAAGAAGGCCTTGCATTTGCCCCAGGACATTGTCAGCCAGGTTAGAAAGTTGCTTTCTAAAGGCTTTATTATCCGGGAAACGACGTCGGCCGAGTTGTTCAGGATTTGGTGTATAGATAGCCATGTTTTATTTCTGTGAGTTTTTAAGTAAGGGAATCCATTATCAAACCAAAATTAAATGATTATTATGAAATAAGTATAACTAATGGCAGAAAATTAGTATAATAGGCTAAGGTATAAAAGGAGCCATATGGATAAAAAATTAAAAGTTATAGATGAAGATCAAGAAATATATCCTGGTATGTGGGTTATTTCTGTAAAAGGAAAGAAAGAACCATTAAGAGTTCTTTATGGACCATACCGAGATCCTGAATGTCTCCTTATCGACATGGATGGCCATCTTCATTTCTTAGACATTAGCGATGGTTCATACAGAGTTTACAAACCTGAGCATCTAAAATACCGTGTCCTTTATGGAGCTCAACATGAAACTGGGCCTTTTTATGTCTCTGATGACTATTATTGGGATGAGCAGGATTTTAAAACACTGCATCCAGATAAAGCTTGGGGATTTATAAAAGTTATTCCAGAACTTTCTAAAAACTGCTCTTTAAATATTACCAATAAAAAAATCAAATCCAAATAACATTCTTTCAGGAGGTTTTATGACCGTATGTCTTTTAACGATTGATGGCCAAGTCGATTTTGCCGAAGGTGGAGCTCTGCCAGTTACCGGGGCAACTAAGGATATGGAGCGTATTGCAAAAATGATCACCAAATACGGCAGAGATATCGACGAAATTCAACTTACTCTTGACAGTCATTATAGAATGCATATATCTCATCCTTTGTTCTGGCAGGATGCCACAGGTAAAGAACCTACCCCTTTCACAATTATTTCAGTAGATGATGTAACTACGAGCAAATGGCGCCCTAAAAACCCAAGTTGGAAAGATTGGGCTTTAGAATACGTAACTACTCTCGCAGCCAATAAACGCTATGCACTGTGCATATGGCCACCTCATTGCATTATAGGGTCTATCGGCCAGACCCTTGTTCCCGTACTCTACAAAGCTGTAACGGAATGGGAAATTCAATATAGTGCTATGGCTCCCCGTTTAACCAAAGGATCGAATCCATTTACAGAGCACTATTCAGCTGTTAAGGGGGATGTCCCACGATCGGACGATATCACTACTGGATTAAACACACGATTTATCAGCACTCTTAAAGGGTATGATGACATTCTCATTTCTGGTGAAGCCTTATCCCATTGTGTGGCCAATACTGTTCGGGACGTGGCTGCTGAATTTTCGGAAGATCAGATCAAGAAATTCGTTCTTCTTGAAGATGCCTCGTCCAGTGTAACTGGTTTCGAGAAATTGGGTACTGATTTCGTAACCGAAATGATAGCCAAAGGAATGAGAGTATCTCGGACAGACACTTTTTTTAAGTAATCGAGAATAATGATGGACCATATGTGGTGCGATCAATGTGAAAAAAATTTTAAATATGAAACTATAAGGAGAAAACATGCCTAAATTAGCAGGACTCTCCGTGGACGACGTAAATAAAACCGTACACGGATTTCAATACACCAATGTCAGTATCGATAAACTCGGAGCCTCGGAATATACAATTGTTCAGATGGCCACGGATCAATCTGGTTCCGTTGCGGCCTTTAAAGCAGCCTTGGAAGACATGCTTGCTGTTAGTGTTGATGCTTGTAAGAAGTCTCCTCGAGCGGAGAATCTTTTGTACCGTACAACGACTTTCAATTCAAAATACGGTAACCAGCCTTGTATTGAAGAACTCCATGGCTTTTCTCTTTTAAGCACTCTTGACCCAGCTCAATTTAAAGGGGCCCTATCTCCCAATGGTGGAACTCCCCTTAATGATGGGTCAATGGAAGCAGTTGATGCTCTGTATGATTACGGAAAAAAGCTGTACAAACAAAAATTCCTGTGCAATGCTATTCTTTTCATTTTAACCGATGGGGAAGAAAATGCCTCGCAAAAAGTTCAAAACCCAGGAGAAATTAAGGATGCCATAGCCAGGGTACGGTCAGAAGGTATCGTAGAATCTCTTCGTACAATACTAATTGGTGTCAATGACGCTAATACAAGTATGAAAAGCTATCTTGAAAACTTTCGTATCAATGCCGGACTCGATGAGTACATCTCTATAGGAGATGCAACTGCAGGAAAATTGGCCAAATTGGCTCAATTTGTAAGTCAAAGTGTTTCCAGCCAGAGCCAAGCTCTTGGTACGGGCGGAGCATCTCAACCTGTAAGTTTCAAGTTTTAAGGAGAAAAATGGGCTTATCAAACGAAGAAAGACTTAGCGGATTATTTTACGATATAAATCAGATGGTTTGTTTAGGAAATCAGCTAAAAGACCATTCTGAGGACTATGGATACCCAGAGACCTTAGTCTCCTTCGTTGGTGATTTATGGGATGCCTTTCTCGGTCAAAACCATAATGCAGCTCATTGGATTATAGGATCTAGTGCCTCAAACCCAGTCACTTGGGGCACTGTATCTTCTTGGGGAATCGCAATAAACCACCATTGCCATGGCCTTATGAAAGAGGACTCTTTAGAGCCAGAAAAAGTTGATTTTGATGCCTTTGACGGCTTCCTTGATATTACCGGACTCCTTGGTCAAGTTAGAGGCCCTTACAAACAAATATACGAGATCTACGCCTATAGCGAACAAGCTGTTTACCATCTACGTAGATATGAGGACCCATTACTCAAAAGTCTATCAAGACTTTCAAAGGTAATCAGTGACATTCAAGGTGATTGTTTCAACTTATTTAAAGATGAAGATGTGTATGCTCGGGCCTACATCTTGAGTAACATCACCAAAAAACTCTATGATCCATTATATCCTTACCAGAAGGATAAATGGGACCCATTAACAGTTTTCATGGATAAAAATGCTATTCACCATAATTTAAGCCGTATAATACAGCCAAGAGACGGTGATTTAAAAGCTCTTGCAGAACTTGACATTAAATTGCACCGAATTGAAAAAAAGGGGAAACTCTCCATAATAGATCGAGCAGAAACGATGCTCATTCTTGCTGGAAGACGGTTTCATTACGACCGTATTTTTAAAGATTTGATTACGGCAATAAAAAAGTCTGTCACTACTAAGGATATTGCCCTGCTTACAAAACTGTTTAACGAGTGTAAAAAACAACATGAAGAAGACGAGAAACAAGAGCAAAAAAATTACCAAGAGGACCAATATAGTCCTTTAAGTATTTACGGGTTATCTGTAAGATAATATATTCCTATATATCTTTCACATAATCAAAGGAGTATTAGTATGTTACGTTCAATGCTTTTAGGTCTATTCGTTCTTTTTACCTTATCTAATGCAAAAATCATTTCTGGAGTTGGCACTCTTCAAATGAATACAGCAATCAATTTCACATCGGCAAAGGTTTTCTCACCAAAAATAACTGCACATTGTTCAACTTCTATAGATTCTGCTGATCTTATGTTTTTTTCTCATGATTGTGGAACCTGTATGTATTATTGTCCCTGTGAGATAATAAATTCTGTAAAACCTTTTTACACTTCAAAATTAAAATTAAGTGAAATTATTTCTTTAAAAAGTTTAGATCTTAAAGATACAAACAGTTTTTTAAAAATAGATACCACAAGGTATTGTAAAAGCCCGTGGCTACTAATAGATACAAACAATTCTTGTTATTTCCCAGGAAGCTGTTGGAAGATCAATTGGACTTCTCCTCTTATAGCACAGACAAGTCAGAAAAAATACGTCTTAGTATCTATGACCACTGTTATAGGGACAAGCTGTGACCCTATGATGCCCCCTGCATATGCTGATTGTCGAAACTACACACAAGCTGTCGTCCTTCACTGGTACTTGCAAACAGACGGAACAACAGATTTTTATGGGATCACATCAACAATAAATAGCCCTGTGCAATCAATTAAATCTTGTACAACAAACGGAGAATTATTTGATATTCTTGGAAGAAAAATTCCAGCAACTGAATTAACTAAAACGCATATCAAAATACACATTAACAATAAGACAAACCTTATAAGGCCTCTTATTTTAACCAGATAGGAATAATATGAGTAGCGTTGACCGTGCATTACAAAGGCCCTCAAATTACAATGATCGATCTGCAAGGGAACAATGGGAAATTGATGACTCTCTTGGACTATTAGATTGGGATCCAACAGAAGAAGAAATTAAAGAATACAAAGCAAGGATAAAGGGTAAAAAATGAACTTTGGTTTCGATTTCCATGGAATCTTGGATGCCTATGAAGTCTTCCGAGTATTAACAAACACGCTTGTCGAGGCAGGGCATAAAGTACACATTATTACAGGAGAAGAAGATTCACCTGCTTTTCGAAAAAAGTTAAAGGCTTTAGGAATAAGCTTCAATAAAGTCTTTTCTATTACTTCTTACCACAAAAGAAAAGGAACTCCCGTTCGATACGATAAAAATGGAGAACCTTGGTTAAGTAAAAAATTATGGAATAAAACAAAAGCCGACTACTGTAAAGCACAAAAAATTGACCTCCATATAGATGACACAGAAATTTATGGAGATTACTTTACAACTCCTTTTCTCTTTTTAAAGAGGCCAAAATGAATACCGACTCATATTTTGAAATAGGTACCACTCACCAAGTTTGCCAAGACTACGCTTTATCTGGAACTTATAAAAACCTACATTATGCAATCATATCCGATGGTTGCTCCTCTGCCGAGAATTCAGAAATTGGATCTCAAATTCTTTGCCATGTATCTCGATATGTTCTACAATCTTTTCATGATCTGTTTTTTGAAGTAAAAATAAATACCTTAGCACCTCTATTAGGGAATAGTATTATAAAACGTGCCGATGAAATCAGAAAATTATACCCTATAAGCATAAACTCCTTACAAGCTACTCTCTTAATGATAGTATCCGTTCACGACAATCTTACCTATTTATTTGGATGGGGAGATGGGTACATATTACATAAAAAGAGAGATAAAGACTGCATTGAATACATAAAAATTGAATACCCCCAAACAAATGCTCCTTTCTATTTGATTACATCTCGAGACGATTACATAAAAAAACTCGGTCCAGATAATACAGTTCGTAGGACTGAAGGAGAACTAGGTAAAGACGAGCCTTTCATAACAGATAACCCATTCGACCATCCTTTTTGTACCGTGGTAAATCCTGGCCCTGGTGACATAATAGCGGTCACAACTGATGGACTCGATCATTACCTAAACCATAACAAGGACCCAGTCTTCGACCAGCAAATGATGTTAGAAGTTATGGATTTCCCAAATACCCAGGGAGTCTTTGTAAAAAGAACAATGGGATTTCTTAAAAAAAGCTTATTAGGAAAAAACTGGTCTCATAGTGATGATATAGGAATCGCTGCAATATCAATTTAAGGGCATCTTTACATTAGTAGATGTGATAGAAAAGTTCTCTACACGATACGGAGGCCGGGTCACAGGTGTAGCTGACACACTCGGCATTTTGCATTGGCGTGTAAAGATGCTCTAATTATTTAAAGAAAGGTCTAACAATGGGGTATACAACTCAATTTTCTGGAGTTCTTAAATTTGGTAATGAGTTAAACATAAATGAATTAAAAGCAATTAATGAATTTCTAGGGGAAGACACACGAGACCACCCCGAATGGAAAATCAACGATGATTATGTTCACATTGATCTTGAATTAACTGAAGATTACTCAGGAATCAAATGGGATGGGTCAGAAAAAAACTACGGTATGGTCGAAGCTATAAATCTAATAATTCGAGAAATGAAAAAAATAAATGCCGGTTTTAAACTTTCCGGAAAATTTGATGCTCAAGGTGAGGAAATTGGTGATTGCTGGGCTCTTGTAATAGGGGATGACGGATTTGCACATAGATCTGAAACACCTCCTGTGGGAGAAAAAATTCGTTGCCCACTCTGTGAAAAATATTTCTTTTATGAAGGGAAATAAAACAGTATCATAATCTATGAACGATACAATAACCGTAAAGGGCCGTATTAATTTTCTCCGTCAAACATTTGAAGAAAATCCTGAGTTTTTTCATAAGCTGCCGAAATCAGAACAAGACTTATTTGTTTATCATGTTATCAAGAAAATAGACCAAAGAGAAATAGCTAGACTACTCGGAGTGACTCAAGGAGCTATCTCAAGTCGAATGAAAAGAATAAGAACCAGATTCTTATTCATGAAAGAAATAAATTCTTTTAACACAGAAAATCTTGAAAACGATCTTTCTAAAATATTCAATCCTCTTGAAATAGAGATCTTAAAGTCAATGTTGACCACAACATGCCAATCTGAAACAGCTCGAAGAATTAACGTTATTTTTAAGTTTAAAAAAGAACATGCGATGAGTCAAGTTAAGATCAGACATCGTTTTTGCAAATGCTTGACAAAACTAAGTAAGACTCATGAAGGCTCTCAAGCCCATTATTATTTCGAACTTTTTTCTTTAATAAATAAAAATCTGTATAAATTACACGAGGTGAGGCTCCCTCATTTCACAAGGGGATTCAGATGAAACAAAAAAATAACCTAATAAACTTTTGTAAAAGCTTTAAAATTGTTGGAGTCCCTTTAGATACCCTTTATAAAGGGTTTTGTGCTAAATATCCAGACATGGCTCAAAAAGATTTTGAATGCGGTATGTTAACATTAAATAAAGAGCCAGCAAAGGCACTTAAAAGAGAATGCTGTTCCTATTACGTAAATGAAAAAGAACACGGATATTACAAATTTTGTAAGGAACGGTTTTTTGTAACAAAAGAGTTCTGGGATGCTTCAGTTAAAGAAATAGCAAAAACAAAACCCATCACTCAGCAAGATCCCGAACAACCCAAGAAAGATTTAAAGAAAGGGGCTCAAATTCTTTCCGATTTTAGTTTTCCTGTTATTGAGCCCGTAATCGCAAGTGAAATAGAAATAAAAGAGTCCGTTAAAAAAGAAACTAAAAGCGATTTCTCTAAAATGCTTCCAGTTAATTGGGAGGACATGACAAAATCAGAACGAATAGAATTTGTACAACGGATAAAGCATTTAAAATTCAAAGAATACGTAATGAGCCTTGATCCCAGTTTAAAGAACTTCTTCTCCAAATTAAAAGCGGAAAGATCTGTAAAATTTAAATTGTATGTCACCCTTTTTCAATTTCCCGCAGACAGCCATTCCGAAGAATCAAAAAGTCTTTTAAAGTGCTTCGTTAATAACCTAAACACACTAGGCCGAGCAAATCTTGAATTTGTCGAATGTACCAATCCGTCTGTAATTGAAATACGAGAGGTAAGGTAATTATGTTCCCTACAGCTATAATCGATTCAGTATTTACTTTAAGAGGTTTGTACAAAGGTCAAAAAAGCTGTGTCGTCATGAACTACCCTATTATCGAAATTATTAAATGGTTCAAAGATAAAGAGTTATCTCTAAAACTTTTCTATTTTGATAGCACAAACACTATCGAAATGCAACCTCCTGATGTAAAATTCCTAAGTAAAATCTCTTATTATGATTTTAATAAACCTGAACGTAGATGGGTTCGAAATAAAACTTTCTTATTCTCAATTATAAACAATCTTAAAACATGCGGGTTATGGGATCTGGTATCCAACAAAGATTTCATTACGATAAATATGTATAATAAGAAAGCGACCGTAGATAAACGTGCGGAGGACTTGAAAAAAATAACGGAATGAGGAAAAATGGAAGAATCGATAAAAAAGATCAATGAAGTTTTCGTTAACAACTTTGGCCGAACTCCTCTTAAAGAAAGAATTGATGACATTCTTCGAGAAACAATCGAGTTAAGCAGATATATCGATGTCCCCAATCTTAAAGAAGAGACTGGTGATTTGTTATGCTCGGTTCTTCAACTCTGTAATGAGAACGAATGGTCCCCTAAAGAGCTTATTGATAACACTTTAGTTAAAATAAACAGACGTCAATTACAATATAAAACCTTGGGACGAAAAACTAAAGTTGCCATATTAGGTGGAGCTTTCAATCCTCCTCACTACGGGCATCTTCAAGCAGCTCAAGCTATTCTCTCTTTCAGCCGAAACTTCGATGAGGTATGGTTAATGCCCTGTGCAGCCCACATGGATAATAAGAAACTTGCTTCCGCAAAACAGCGCCTTGAAATGCTCAAAATTCTCGTAAAACAAGATGCCCGAATAAGGGTCTCTTCTTATGAAATTGATAACCAATTTCAAGGAGAAACCTATCACCTTGTTAAATCCATATCTAAAAACCTTGCTGGAGACCAATACGAATTTTCAATGGCAATAGGCCTAGATAACGCCTTAACTTTTGATTCCTGGTATAATTATGAATACCTTGAACGAATGATTCGTTTTATTGTCATCCCGAGAGCCGGGATTTCTTTTGATGTTGCTAAAGTTAATTGGTTTTTAAAACAACCACACATTTACCTGCTTCCAGATAAACCTTTAGCAGAAATGTCCTCGACTAAAGTACGTAACCTTTTCGAGTCCTCTGAGCATGAGTACCTTGCTGATAATGGAATTAAAGAGCAAATATTAAAGCTTATTCCCGAGGAATTATTTAATTACATAATTACAAATGGGCTTTATAAAAAATGACCCTTTACGAATTAACTTATGAATGCCCCGATCTAAGCAAAGGAACTGTTGCTGAACAGGTTTCAAAAAATGCCCTTTATTATAAAAAAATAACGGAATATATCGCGGCAGATTCCCAGGAGCTGGTTTTAAGTTATGCCAGAAAAGAAATAAAGAGTCATCAATTTTCCCTACTAATTTCACTTATTAGAGGAAATCCAATATACTCGATAAAAAAGACAAAGAAAGGTAGTATAATGTATTCTTACGAGATTGTCTACGAGCACCCAGATTTAAGTAAAGGATCAATAAAAGAACAGGCAAAACCTAAAATCGGGAGTGATTCAGATGGAGTATCTATTGTAAGTTCAATAGCTTTAACAACTACAACCCAGTTCGTAGTGGCCGAGACCCATGACCAGGTTCTCGAACTTGTACATAAAGAATTAGAGAGGTTTACTGATTACGATCTTATAGCAATTGTGAGAAGGAACTCTATTACAAAAGTCATAAAAAGTGAGGATAATAATGAGTAAGGGTATTCAAGCAATAATCAAAAGCAGTAAATGGCTATTAGTCCCGTTTTACTTAGGCCTGATTATCTGTCAAGTATTTTATGCAGTTAAATTCGTCGAAAGTGTTTATTTATTAGGCAAAGATTTTCATCATATGGATGAAAATTTAATGATGATGGCCGTCCTCTCTCTGGTCGATATTGTTATGATAGCCAACCTGGTCAGAATCATTATCACAGGTAGTTATCATGCCTTTGTTGAAAAAATGACCGATAATTCCGAACATATCAGCAGTGGTTATTTAAAAGTTAAAATTGGGATGTCCCTCATCGGTGTGTCATCCATACATTTACTGAAAGTCTTCATTGATTCTAATGCTACATCTGACCGAGAAGTCATAGTAAAATGCTCTATACACGTTATTTTTTTACTAAGTACCATAGCCTTATCCCTTGTTGAATATATGCATCAAAAATCCAAAATCTTCGAAGAAAGGAAGGTAGCATGAAAAACTTTATTCTCATTGCTTTTATGTTACTAATTGCTTGTGAATCAAAACCAGTTCATCAAGCAGCAAAAGAACAAGTAAAGGTTTATCGGGCCCAACAATCAGATGATTCCTGGTTATATTATTACATCATCTGTAATTCAAATAACGATTATTATTACACAACATCGAGAACTCCAATAAGCAATAATTACAATGCCGTAATATGGTCTCGATCAACTCAATCCCCTGTTCAAAATAATAACCAAATAGAAAAAATTGAAGAAGTAAAAGGGTTAGAACAAGAGGTTGATGTCACTAATAACCCTAATGGATCCCCTGAGATAGAAGTCGACCATAGTGCTCCTGTGGCCTCAGAGCCTATTACAGAAGTTGGACAAGCTACAACACCATCTACCCCAACACCTGTCACAGAGGTTGACCATGCATTACCATCACCTGCTCCCGAAGTAGATCATGAAGCCCCCTCTCCAGCACCTGAAACGGCCACAGAAAGCCCCTCAGGTGACGCTTCAGGAGATGCTGGTGGTGGCGGAGGAGGCGGGGATTGATGCCATATAAAAAGTTTTTAGAAAAGCATTTAATCTCGGCCATAGCAGGTTTATTTACTATGGCTTTTATCACACTATGCATTCTATATAATATTTAGGAGGAATCATGGGCTCAGATGCACGGGCAACAATTTGTTTTGGTATCGTATTAGATAATGAAACAGAATATCCTTGGTCGGATGATATTGAGGATTGGTGGTTTAACGCTGTTTGTGGCTATATTCCTCCTTTTAGAGTATTTGACGAAAAGGGGAATTTTCTAAATGGGATACAAGATGAAAAATGTGATGAATACTATAACCATAAAAACGGGTTCAAGAAAGCCCACCCACTTCCAGTAGAATTAATCTATCAAGGTTACGGAGATGAACCAAGCCCAATTTTATCAGTTCTCAAAACAAAATTAAGCACAGAATGGGATGCTGCTCTTGAAATTCCTTATCATTTAGAGGTAAAAGAAGAGAATCTAAAAGCTTTCACAGAATTTTGTAAAACTCATCTTAATACGGATGAAAAACCTAAATGGCTCCTATCTGCCTATTACGGATAACATATGACTTTAACAGAAGAAAAACTCTTAATTCGTAAAACCGTACAAACATGGATCAGTGTAGGTATGACTCCAGCTAACATATTAGAAGGTATAGCCGACGCTTTTTTAGACCCTACACCATTAATCGACAGTGGTTACGAAGTATTTGGGCATCAAAGAGAAAAGACTGAAGACAGCCTAAGAAGCATAGCTCAAGAAATTCGTTCCTATGGATGGGATTAAATGAATTCAAAAGTAACCAAAGTAAAAAAGAAAAGTGGAATTATAACCCTTACCGATAAAGATTATAAAGCTGCGGGAGGCCAAGGCGTTGTTTATTGTAAGGATTCAATAGCTTATAAAATATACCACGACCCTAAACAAATGATCCCTGTGGCCAAGATCCAGGAACTCGGGACCCTTAATAGAGACAATATTCTCGCCCCCATCGAGCCCTTATATGATCCAAAAGATATGATGCCTATAGGGTTTACCATGCCCTATGTCGACAGCACAGAATTTCTGTGTAAAATTTTTACTAAAAACTTCAGAGATGAAAAAAACATTAGCCCCAAAGATATAATTGAAATGATCTCGGGCATGCAAAAAACATTAGAATTTGTTCATAAAAACAAATTTCTTATAGTCGATTATAATGAAATGAATTTTCTAATAAGCAGTGACATGAAAATTGTTTATTGTATCGATGTGGATTCTTGGAAAACTCCGTCATTCCCGGCCATGGCCTTGATGGAATCCGTACGAGACCGACAGGCTCCTCAAGGGGTGTTCACTGAACTTACTGACTGGTTTAGTTTTGCAGTAGTTACCTTCCAGATGTATGTTGGCATACACCCTTATAAAGGTTTTCATCCTAATTTTGCTCCTGCTGAATGGGGTAAAAGAATGGATAAGGGAATCTCAGTTTTCGATAAAGACGTAACTTTACCCAAGTCCTGCCAGGATTTCTCAGTAATTCCTAAAAAACATCTTGATTGGTACAAGGCTGTTTTCAGTAAAGGAGAAAGATCAATTCCTCCTTATGCTGATTTGGTTTCTATTGCAATTTCTCAAGGAAAGTCAGTCTCCAGTCAAGGAGGCTTTATAGTGGAACTGGTAAAAGAATTCTCATCAACAATACAAAAAATTTACTTCTTCGATAAAACCCGTTATGCCATAACAAATTCAGGGGTTTATAAAGAGGATAAACAAGTATTTAATTTCACTAAAACTGGCCGAAACAATCTTGAAATGTTATCTATTTATGGAGAAGACCCAATTATAGGTCATCCAGGATTAGATGGGCAAATATGCTTCTATGATTTATCTAAAAAACCTGTAAGTGTCATGTCAGCTGAAGCAATGTTTGGTGCGAATGGTTTAATCTATTCTATAAACAACGGAGAACTCGTAGAGAACTCTTTTGAACGATTAGGTAGACTCCTACATCAAACTAAGCCCGTAAGCAACCTATGCCCTTCCTATAAGATCTTCCCTGGCATAATAACTCAAGACGATTTCATGAAATGCCATCTTGCTGTACCCTACAGTCCGGGACATTGCGTCAATATTCTGGTAAGCGAGTTAAATGGGTTTCGAATAATAGATGCAAAACATGAAGGACACACCTCTGTTCTTATTGTAGAAAAAGGTGGAAATTTTTGGCAGTACATATTGATCTTTAATGAAAATTTCTCAAAATATTCAGTTTGGATAGAACCCATGACGGGTCCTGGGGCAGTTAATTTTATCTCACTAGAAAATGGATTAAATATTTTAGCCGACGATGATAAAACAGTATTATTTAGAGATAAGGACCATAAAAAGGAAATAAAAAATTCACCAATCAATTCATCAACAAGGTTATACCATAATGGCGTGGAAGTATACTTTGCGGATGGAACTAAACTTTATAAGGTAAAAATGTCATGAATCCTCAATACTGTAAAACAACTCAAGCTGTTGCCACACCACCAGGAATAGGACTAGGGTGGAAGCCTCAACGTAATGTAAAACCTAAATTAGGTTTAAAAATCAAAAACATTCCAAAAATTCTACCCCTTTACGACCCACTCACAGATTTAGTCTATTTCAACCGCATAGCCTTAATCTTAAATAAATACGGTCTATCTGAGAATAGCTTATTGATGAATAATCCTTTTGATACAAAGAGATTAGAAACATACATAGGCCCAAAAATATCCTCATATGGTGGAATTGCTTTTTCATATGTAAATATTTATGGGAATAATCTCGGGTTAGACTTACGATGCCCTAACGGTTTTGCCGAGATCGAGCCTGGAGTTTACTACTTAAGTTACGATGAATCCTACGTATCTAGCAGCACAAACAATATATGGATTGTCTTTGACCCTAAAAATAAAGAGTGGAATGAAAGCACTATCACCTCTTTTATTAAAAGATTCTCAAAAAAACTCAGAGCAATAAAACTTACCGAACAAAACTGCGATAAGGATGCTTTTAATTCAATCTTTCTGCCAGATGAAATACTAAAGAATATTCGAGAAGATATCGATAACTTTTTAATCAGTCGAGATCTTTATAAAAACGATCTTAAATTAGCATGGCGTCGTGGATACATGCTTGCAGGTAGCCCAGGCAATGGCAAAACTCTTCTTATTCGTAAAGTTTGTGAGTATTACGGACTCGAGCATTTTGATATAAGAAGAGCAATTGAACGGGATGGCACTTTGAATTTTGATAATATACATGAAAGCAGCATAGATTATTTACTCTATCCAGAAGAAGTAAAACCTCGTGTATGTGTCTTGGAAGATATAGATAAATTTGTGGCCTTTCAAAGCGGTGAAATGGATAAGGACTATGGAAGCATTTCACTACACAGCCTTCTCAAAGGGATGGACGGAGTAGACCAATTCGATGATATTATTCTTTTTGCTACCACCAATTTTCCAGATATTTTACATGAAGCATTAATAGGGCGACCAGGTCGCTTCGATAAAATCTATAAGGTTGAAAAGCCTACACCGGATAACATATATAAATTATTGAAGTATTACAATATCAGCATAGATTACACAAGCCACATAACATCAGAAGAAGCCCTTAGAGACCTTGCTAAAGAATTAGAGGGTTCGAGTATGGCTTTTGTAGCGGAGTTCGTAAAACTGGCTAAAATGAAGTTTAAACGTAACAATATAACAAATGAAGAGACATATACCATTTTAACAGCTATTAAGGACCATAAGAAATTATGCGAAAATCATTTCAAAGAACCAAAAAGTTTAGGATTTAAAAAATGAGACCTACTTGGACTGAATATTTCATGAGTGTCGTCGATTCAATATCTCAAAGGTCTACCTGCGATCGAGGTAAACCTGGATGCGTCTTTGTAAAGAATAACCAAATACTTACCACAGGATATGCTGGAAGCCCACCAGGATTTGATCATTGTGATAAATATGGGCATGAAATGGAAGAACATATTAGATTTGTAGATGAAACGATTGGAGTTAATGGGTGGCCTGCATTCAACGATGCAGAAATAATTATGCAAGTAAGAAAAGATACACACACATACAACTCAGCTAAAAGTCGATATGAGATGCCACCATCACAACACTGTATTCGAACTATTCATGCAGAGCAAAATGCTATATTACAAGCAGCTCGTCGAGGAATCTCTTTAGATGGTTCCATGGTATACGTATCAATGACCCCATGCAGAACCTGCACCATGATGCTTATAAGCATAGGAGTTTCTAAAATCATTGCAAAAAAACTTTACCAAAAAGCACAAGAATCAATTGATATGTTAAAGAAAGCAAATATACCGATCGAGCATTTAGATCAAACCGTCCAGCAATATGAATAAAAACCGTGAACTACATCTTTATTCCAGTCGATTCATCTTTTCGCCTCGCAGCTCGACACGTAGGAGAAGTACGTAGAGAAACTAGGTGTGCTTCATGTGTTCTCATTGCTGGGGACCCTTTCTCTGTATGTAATAAATTCACTAAGGAAAAAAAGCAAGACGGCCTTTATTGGGTAGTAACGGAATGCTCAGGATATTGTGAAGAAATAAGAACGTCACAGGATGCTTCATCTAACACACTTATGTCTTTAGACGCCAATAATGAGATAGGGAATAAGTGACATGAAATACAAATGCGGTTTTTGTGGAGCCCTTTCAGAAGAAGAAAAATTAGAACCTATTCTTTTTAACCCTAAAAAACTTACGTGTCCTCAATGTCACGCAATAGTAACGATCGAAGATAGGATACCAGATGTTAAACCTCAACCGTAAAAACCTTGTTTGCCCAAAATGTAAAGGCAAAACCATAGTAATAGATTCCCGTGATTATGCCACATATATCCGAAGGCGTAGAAAATGTGTTGAATGTGAATATAGATTTTCAACCAGAGAGCGTATTTCAGATCGATAGTAGCAATACAGTATAATAAATTATGGAGCTACAGCAGCGTCAAATGCTGGTGCTCTTGGAAGTCCGAGTTTTTCCTCCAGTCTCTCGGACTTCCTCTCTTAACAAAGGTAATATATGAATAAAAGAAAATACGAAAAACAAAACGTAACAGTTGATATTGTGATCATGACCCCAATAAGAAAATGGGTAAACATATTACTCATAAAACGTGTGAATAACCCATTTAAAGATATGTGGGCAATACCTGGAGGCTATTTGGACTCAGGAGAAACCCTTGAAGAAGCCGCCTACAGAGAATTAAAAGAAGAAACATCTCTGTCTACCAAGGATTTAAAAAATATCCCTCTAAAACAATTTAAAACTTTTGGAGACCCAGGCCGAGACCCGAGAGGCCGAGTAGTGTCTGTTGTCTATTATGCCCTCATCCCATACAGCAAGAAACTTATTGATGCAGTAGAGGCTAGAGATGACGCTAAAGAGGCTAAATGGTTCCGTATATCAGAATTACCTGAAAAAATGGCTTTTGATCATTTACAAATAATAGAAGAGTTCAAAAGCAGAAATATGAAATAAATTAAAAATATTGACACGAACCGAAATATATAGTATAATTATAACCATGAAAACAATTAATCTTACTACATCATCCTCTAATAATGCAATGGCCACCACATCGACATCATGGGCACATTGGCATACTATATTGGAGATCGAGTAAGGTTAAGTAAAAATAAAGTGTTTCAAATCAAACCCTGCTCGATCGAAAGATTCGGCGGGGTTTTTTGTTTTATAGGAGTGTCGCTAAGCACCCGGTCTCCAAAACCGACGATGGGGGTTCGATCCACTCCTGCCATCTTTAAAAAGGGAGTTCTTATGAGTGAGAGACAAGATCTTAGTAAAGACCTCTTGGTAAATATCAAGGCAAGACTCCCCGAGCTTGAAAAGCTCCTGGAAGATATTAATGACCATTGGTGTTATGAGGATTACGTTTACCGTTTCTACCATTCCTCTTTTAAAGTATACGGCATACAGGGAAGCACTCAAAAGATAATAGAAACTTTAAAAAGTTTAGCTCCTGTAGGAGTTATGTTTAATGATGACTTCGATCAAATATACCAGGAAGGAACTGGTAAAGTATTTGATTCAAAACATAATAAGGAATGGCTCAAACACACTCGGCCAATGTTAGAGGCATTCTTTCATGCTAAGTATTTTTTAGAAATGGCTGTGAAATACGGAAAGAAATTAGAAACAGCACCAGAATGCCTTCCAAGTGGATGGGCAGGATTGCTGTACCTTTACGGGTTAAGGTAATATGCCCACATAGCTCAGTTGGTAGAGCACATCCTTGGTAAGGATGAGGTCTCCTGTTCGATCCAGGATGTGGGCTTGAGATATATGGAGGCGTAGGATAACTGGTAATTCAGCGGTCTTGAAAACCGCCGGCCGAAAGGCCTTGGACGTTCGACTCGTCTCGCCTCCGCCATTTATGTATAATAGAAGGGTAATAGCTTCATGCTAAACGCAACGTATCACAGTTCTCAGGATACTCGACCGATAAAAAAATAGTGGTTAGAGGAATCCATTTTGTAGTATCATCTATAGGGCTACCTCTTGAATTTGTGTTAGAAGTACTGCAAAAAAACAACATGCTTGTAGACTGGATTGATTATTACGAAAACGCAGTAAAACAAGGATCAAAATCAGATCGAATCGTAGAAAGAATCCATAACTGTGTGAATGATTTCTACGGTATAGAAACAGGAAATGGGATAATTAAAAGACTTAAATCTTATATAACAGATCGGAATAAAAATGAGTAGTGATAGGTTAGACCTAGGCGATCGCATGAAGCGTTATGAATCAGTCTCAGCTTGGACTTTACCAAGACGGATTCCGGTAATACTCAGGATCGATGGCCGGGCCTTCCACACCATCACCAGAAAAAGATTCGGAAAAGGATGGTCCATGGAGTTTACCGAGCAAATGATCGCAACTGCTAATACGGTATTAGCTGACATTCAAGGGTGCGGTTTTTGTTACTGCCAATCCGACGAAATAAGCTTTCTTTTAACAGATTATAAAAAGATCTCGACAGATGCCTGGTTCGGATACGATGCACGAAAAATGATTTCAATATCAGCTTCCTTGGCCAGTGCAGTCTTTTCTCGACTCTATGGAAGCAACGTCTGTTTTGATAGTAGAGTTTTTTCAATTCCTCAGGATGAGGTAGTAAACTATTTCATATGGAGACAAGTGGATGCCACCAGGAACTCAATCCAGATGGCAGGGCGAGAAAACTTTTCACACAAGGAATTAAATAAAGTCTCTTGTAAGGAAATACAAGAGTTACTATTCCAGAAAAAAGGAATAAATTTCGATAAATATCCAGTTGTGCGGAAACGTGGTTTTTGTGTTGTTAATGGGGATGTAGATTTAAACATTCCGATTTTCACTAAAGATCGAGAATACATCGAAAAATTTGTTCAAGTAAGAGAAGACTGATTTTATGGTGGAGGTAGCTCAATTGGCTAGAGCCCTGGCCTGTGAAGCCAGTGGTTGCGGGTTCAAGCCCCGTCTTCCACCCCAAATTTAAATAGGATAAAATATGAAAAATGTTAATATTATGCATGTCTGTACTGGATCTTTTTTTTCAGAAGGCATTGAATATTCTTTCACAGGCGGTAGTGCAAACACACGAATACTGTGCTATAAAAAAGATGATCCAACAAAATCAGAGATACAATTTTCAAGCTATTCAACTGTTCAAGTTTCAGATGAAGATGCCATAGCTATAAAAAGATTTATCATATATGTTTTGGAGCATAAAAAACAAGATATAAAGGAACTGGAAAGAGATCTCAAATCCCTTGAAAAACAAGGGGTTAAAATTGAAGAAGAAAATATCAAAATAGGATAATATGTTACAACAAGCATTATATGTAGTTAAAAAATTACGAGACCATGGCTATGAAGCTCTCTTTGCTGGAGGCTATGTCCGAGACATGCTCTTACAAAGGACTTCAACTGATATCGACATAGCCACTAACGCACGTCCCGAAATGGTCGAGCAATTATTCGATAAGACTCTTGCAGTTGGCAAAGCTTTCGGAGTCATTGTAGTCGTCCATGAAGGCCAGGAAGTCGAAGTAGCTACTTATAGGACTGATGGAGTGTACTCGGATGGTCGACGGCCCGATAGCGTTTCTTTTTGCACCATGGAAGAGGATGCTCAACGTAGGGACCTTACCATCAATGGGATGTTCTATGACCCAATTGAAGATAAGATTTACGATTCTGTTGGAGGTATTGAAGATCTTCATAAGGGTATCATAAAGCTTATAGGTAATCCTGATGACCGTATTGCTGAGGATAAATTACGTATGATGAGAGTTGTACGTTTTTCTGCCAGGTTTGATTTCAAAATCGATCCAGGCACCATAGAGGCAGTTCAAAGGCATGCCTTTGAAATAACCCAGGTCTCGGCCGAGAGAGTTGCAGATGAACTTACTAAGATTCTTATGGCAGGTAATTACAGGAAGGCAGTAAACCTTCTTTTTGATACTGGATTAATCGATCATATCCTGCCCGAGGTCCGGGCCATGAAGGGTTGTGAGCAACCACCTCAATACCACCCCGAAGGAGATGTTCTCGAGCATACGATAAAAGCTCTTGAAAATCTTCCTACTGAGGCTTCTATTGAGGTGAGAATGGCAACCTTATTGCATGATGTGGGTAAGCCACCTACTCAAACCTTCGAGGACCGTATAAGGTTTAGTGGCCACGATATCAAGGGTAAGTATATTGCTTGGGGAATTTTGAAAAGGTTGAAATTTTCAAATGATTTCGTAACTCGAATTTCAGACTTAGTCGAAAACCACATGAAATTTATGCATGTGAAGAAAATGAGAGTTTCTCGACTGAAAAGATTTCTGGCTCTACCTAATATTGAAGATCATTTAGCTCTTCATCGGGTAGATTGTTTATCATCGCATAGGAATCTTGAGAACTATGATTTCGTTATCGAAAAGCTCAAGACTTATGAGCCAGAAGAAATTCGTCCTCCAAGAATCGTGACTGGTAAGGATTTGCTTAATATGGGCTTTAAACAAGGCCCAGAGTTCGGTATTATCTTAACCGATATCGAGGACCAACAACTCGAGGGGACGATCTTGAATCAAGAAGATGCTTTGGAGTATATTAAAAACGTATATGTTCATACGCCGGTGTAACTCAATTGATAGAGTAGCTGATTTGTAATCAGCAAGTTGGAGGTTTGAGCCCTCTCATCGGCTTATTTTAAAGAAAGGAGCACATAATGATATCCACTATCATGCGTCAGTGAGTGACGCTAGAAAAGGGTACATTATGTCTCATCCAAAAGATCGTAGAGAACGTTTCCTTATTGGGGCCAATAAGGGGAAGAAACGTGCTCAAGGATTGTTATGTTCTTCAAAGCCTACAGAAAAAACATTGAGGTATTTCTCTTACATACTTAGAAATACTACAAAACTATGTAGCTGTGATATGTGTGGAAACCCAAGGCGTACTGCCTGGGAAAGTGGTGGAAGTTTAACAATGCAGGAAAAGAAACAAAAAGACTGGAAATCTGAAATTCAGATAGAAAATAATGGGGCTATAACTCAATTGGAAGAGTGTCAGCTTTGCAAGCTGAAAGTTCGGGGTTCAAATCCCCGTAGCTCCACTTATTTAAAGGAAAATCATGAATGAGATAACAAAGCTAAAAGTAATGCCAGACTTCTCAAGTTCTGGTATATGGGAGAATCTTGGTGGCATGATTGATTACGAAGAGTTAAAACTGCCTCAAGAATTAATCAACGAATTTGAATCTTGGATAAGATATTACGATACTTGCTTCGAATCAGATTATTCAACATTCAAAAAAGGCAAAGCAAAAAAACTTAATACCTGGGGAATAGAACTTGCAAATAAATTAAAAAAGCTGTACCCAGAAATCCCTGTAGTATATGCAGGAGAAGACGAATCAATGATCTTAAAACCTATAGAAATAAAAATCTGAAAACTCCCCATCCTGATATTACCTACCTTTCGTAGATTCTAAACGATTTATTTTTATATTTATATATAATTCGAGTATTATATATAAAGCGTTATTTTCACTCCACAACCCGAATTGGATAATAAATGCTAAGATACCCCGGCGGTAAATTAAGGCTAATGAAAAAAATAGACTTAATGATAAAAAACACATATCCTGAAGCCCGCACATCAGAATGGACAGTAGCTGAACCTTTTGTCGGAGGAGGCGGGTCATTAATTAACATGGCAAAGGATTTTCCTTTATGGAAATTCCATCTTAATGACGCTAATAAAGATGTAGGGTCATTTTGGAAATTTTTTAAAGCCTCAAAAAACTCTGAATTTGAAGCCCTTTATAAAGCAATTACAACTCAAGTTGTTAATTTAGAAACCTACAAAAATATTTTTCACAGTGAACCAACAACAAACTTAGAAAAAACATTTAAAGTAATCTTCCTTAATAAAACCTCATACAACGGCTTTATTACAGAGTCTTTGCCAATCGGAGGGTGGGATCAAAAAAGTGCCTGGAATGTTGACGTATACTGGAATCCTCCAAATATCATAAGAAAAATCGAACGGACAAGAATGTTGTTAAAAGATAAAATCCTTTCCGTTTCTTGTGAGGATTTCGAAACTTTCCTAAACAATGTGCCATTCGATTTCATCTACGCAGACCCTCCTTATATTAAATACGGAAAAAAATGGTATAATTGTGACTTTGGCCTAAAAGATCTTGAACGTTTAAGAGACTTTTTAAATACTAAAAAAGCTTGGTGCTTGTCCATAGATAGACTATCTGCGACTGAATCGCTATTCAACGGAAATAATTTACAAGGAATTGACATTATATATTCAGCGAAAAGTAGTAATAAAAGTAAAAAAGAGGATCGATCTATACCTGTTTCAAACGAAATGGTCATATTCCCATAAATTTTAATGTTATGGATAAACCTTGTGTTTTAAACTCAAGTTTTATCTTAGTTTATTTTTTACTTTAACCAATCCCTAGTACTACTAGTGAAAGGATAATTTTTATGTCTTCCAAAAGCTTCCCCATTGGCATGGAAAATGCCACAGATTTTATTCTCAGAACATACCGTTTTTGCCAACCTTATCAATGGGCCCGTGAAGTCTTAATGAATGCCATTGAAGCCCATGCTAAAAAAGTAGAGTTTGGAGTTGAATGGCAATCGGTTACTAAAGAGGGTGTTTACCGTCATATGATTTGCGACGATGGGGATGGCATGTCCGCAGAACAACTTAAAAAATATTTTACAAACATACAATCCAGCGGTAAAGCAGTCATGCAGGAAATGAATGAAAATGATAGAGTCATTCACACAAATTTTGGTATTGGATGTAGAATATCTCTTCTGCCATGGAATGGGGCTGGTGTTGTATACATATCTTACCAAAACGGTATTGGATCAATGATACGAATGTATTATGACATAGAGGAAAAAGCCTATAGCATTTCCAGTTGGGAATTTAACGATGAGATAGCAACCGTTATCGACCCTATGTCAGTAGAATGGGAAGAGGATGAAATTGATTGGTCTTTAGTTGCTCCAAAATGGGTTAGAGATCATGGAACCTGCATCATTCTTATGGGGAACGACTCAAAAACTGACACATACATGCAATCGGAAAAAGGGTATACCTCAAATTTGACACGTTATATTAATACACGTTTTTTTAATCTGGACAATATTCAAGTTAGTGTTAAAGAATTTAATTATGGAAAAGCTAATCGAGATGAATGGCCGCGATGCGAAAAAGAATTCAATGAAAAATTACAAAAATATAATACTACCAGGGGAAATACCAGGATATGCCATGGAGCTAAGTATTACATAACAGAAGCTAAAGTTATTGCCCCAAAAATAGGTAAACTTAAAACAGCAGATACCTTCTATCTCGAAGATGGCAAACTTAAAATTAGCTGGTACCTTTGGGAAGGTGCCCGTCCTGTATGTCACGGCTATGCTCTAGAAAGTGGTTTCATTGCTGTTATGTATAAAGGAGAGCTATATAATTTTAATTCTCATATATCAAATTTTAGAAATTTCGGAATAATTGACAAAGAAATTCAAAATCGATTAACTATTATTATAGAACCCCAGATTCACACACAAGAGACAGATTGGGGCGTCTTCCCTGATCAAAGCCGATCAAATTTATTCTTTACTGGAAACGGGAAAAAAAGTATTGAACTTCCTATGGAATATTGGGGACTCCTGTTTATAAAAAACATGCCAGAAGAAATAGTTAACACAATCAAAGAATTACATAAAGACAGAGACAGCGATGATCTAATTGCTGGCAATGAAGCTCTTCTAAAAAGAATTTTAGATAAATACGGTAATAGGTTTGCCGATAGTATCCATGTCATAGATTATTCCAATAAATCAAAAATAAAAAAAGACCCTACTGACGAAGAAGTTCCTGTAAACCAAAAAAGTACCGGTCTCATCGACTCTAGCCAAGAGGGGGAGAGCTTTTTAAATGGCGTAAGTAAAGGGAGTAGTGAGGGTAAAGGTAGCGATACAGGTGAGAAAAAAACTGGCGTAGCAATAGATGGTTCTCAACAAATTTGGCGACGTATTCGAGTTAAAAAGGCAAAAAGCACAGGAGATTCTACTCCTAGTATAGAAATAAAAATTAAAAAAGATATGCCAATAATTGTCCCTGTAGGAAAAAATGATATGCAACATGAAGTAAATATATGCTTCTATAAAGATGAACACCGTTTTGAAGACGGACATATGGGATCCGCAGTATTTTTTAATGAAGAATCCCCAATCATACAAGAAACTGCAGAATTTCATCAAAAACAACATAATGTTATGTACTCTAATGCTATCAAAAAAGATGTTCTTAGTGCCTATCGACAAGTGGCATTATGCAAAGTATCTCATGTTATGAAACTTTTTAAAGTTTTGAATAAAGATCAGGTAATAAAAGAATATCTTAGTGAGCAAGCTTTAACTTCAGCTCTTATGGGGTTTATTTCCGAAGACTCTCTTATTTCGCCACGTCTTGGGAAATACGGATCTAAAAATAAAAGCACTGTTCCTGAAAATGACTTTACAGCAGTAGAACCTTAAAAAAGTAATTGACTTTTTATTTTTTCTGTGTTATATTTAGTTATCATGAGCAATAAGACTATTCAATCCTTACCTTTGTGTCTATCATATTACCTTAGCTATCTAAAGGGACCGGGTAGGATTTTGTCTTGATCTAAAGTTAAAAAAGAAATAAACAAAACCCTGCTTGGTTCTAAAGATCAAGCAGGGTTTTTTGTTTTATACTGAGGGGATTAAATGAAAATTAAAATAGGGCATGAATTACGAGATAATGTACCATTTAAATTCTCGTGCATAGAAGAAGGCCAAGAACCTGATTTCACAAATGAGAAAATCAATGAAATATGTTTAAACGAGGTCTTTGAATTAGATAAATTCTTTTATCCGACGGTGTAGCCAAGAGGTAAGGCATCGGTCCGCAAAACCGACAGCCCCAGTTCGATCCTGGGCACCGTCTTAAATATATGCGAATGTACCCGAATTGGTAGCAGGGGCCAGACTTAGAATCTGGAAGCTTAACAGCTCTTTAGAGTTCGAATCTCTACATTCGCACCAAGTTCTTTGAAATTAAAGCCATATCTTTACCGTTGATGCTTACATTAAAAATTCGTGGTTCGATTCCACGTTCCCCCAATTATGGGGGAATAGCCAAATGGTAAAGGCAATAGAATAGAATCTATCAAGATAGCATTGATAACTCGGATATGGCTTTATAAATTATGCGGTCGTGGTGTAATTGGTAGCCACGCATGCTTGAGGTGCATGTGGGAGCAATCCTATGCCTGTTCAAATCAGACCGACCGCACCAGATTAGATTGCGTTTTTACAATTAAAGCCTACATTACTAATCTCGGTTCGACTCCGAGTGTTTCCGAATGGAAATATAGCCAAATTGGTAAGGCATCGATCTTGAGAATCGACAAGTATCCCGAAAGGGGTAAATGCTTTAGTAACTTGAACGCAATCTATATATTACGCGGATATGGTGGAATTGGTAAACACACTGGTTTCAGAGACCAGCGAGGAGTAATCCTTTTAGAAGTTCAAATCTTCTTATCCGCAAATTTACGGAAGGGTGGTCGAGTGGTTAAAGGCCCGGGACTGTAAATCCCGTCTCTTCGGAGTTCGCAAGTTCAAATCTTGCCCCTTCCATTTTTACTATTCAGGTGTTGAAATTGGTAGACATGTGATTTATATTGAGGGATTGTAGCCCAACTGGTAGAGGCAGTTGACTTAAAATCAACACAATGAGGATTCGAATTCCTCCAATCCCACTTTAAAAATCGCTGAAATGCTTCATATTAATAGATCCACACTGTACAGTAAAATGAAAAAGCGTGTGGCATAAATCGTAGGGCGTAAACCTGTCCTGACCACTTAAGCCGGAATGGCGAAATTGGGAGACGCGATAGATTCAAGATCTATTGGGAGCAATCCCGTGAGTGTTCAAGTCACTCTTCCGGTACCATCTAAAAAAATCCTCTATACCTCTCTCAAAATACATGTATAATATTCATAGGCATTCTAAACCAAAAAGAAAGGAAGCCTGTGAAAACAATCCCACGTCTAATCTTAACGTCTCTCTTCTTATTCAGCTTAAGCTATTCCCAAAAATCAGAAGATTTTAAATTTGAGGATTTAAAAATAGGAATGACTCTAGGGCATTTCAAAAAAGCTCACCCAGATGCTGAAGAATTCCCTGCCAAAGATATCGAGCATGAAATAGGTGTCTATCAGTATCTTGCTGTAATGAAAACTGCCGCAGCCGCCGCATGCTCTTTTCTTGATGATACTTTATATTCAATCGGTATTTTTTATAATGAAGAAGAATGCCACGAAATTGGAGGCCTTCAAACTTTATATAACAGACTTGTTGAAAGATTAGGATCTGAAACCAGTTTCGAAAACAAAAAAGAAGAAACTAAAGAAAATGGCATAAAACAAGAAATAACCTGGGAATTTAAAACAAGAACCTTTGTACTTACAAGTTATTACAATGAAAAAACTCCAATTACTTTTGTATTTAGAAATTCTATGAAATATGATTCAATTAACAAACGCAGAGAATCAAAAGCAAACCTTGGGTTTTAATTAATGGCTTTCAAACCTTATGGAAATCCCGAAGAGGTCATTGCTGATCTCAACAAACATTTCAAGACCGTGGCCTTGGAACGATACCCTAGAGCCATGCTTAATATTTGCTTAGAAAAAGCCTTCCTCAAAGAATTCAAAAATAAAGATGTCAGCAAAATATCGGATAATGCAAGAAAAAGATTAATGGAATACATCCTTACTGAGCTCCACACTTATTACGGAGAATGGGTAAACCTCTATAATTTCGATCGTAAATTACGTGCATACACTAATTTCGAAGTTACATATAAAACTGAGTTTGGAAGGCTTTACGGCAGTATGCCAGGGACTTACCTGGACCATCTCTTCTACACAGCTCATTGTTTCGAACAATTCAAAGAAAGATACAACGAGGAGAATTTTCGATATCTTAGAATATCTTTTCAAAAAACTTTATTTACAAACCCCAATCCTGCTGATTACCTTAGAATACTAACCATGAATTCCTTTTATTTTTGTGAAACCGATAAATTCATATATTTGGATTTAATTTATGGGGTTCTGGTAGTAGAGAAAATAACTAATAATCTGTTTATAGCGAAAACATACCTGACTCCAGAAATGGACTACCCTAGAGAAGGTTGGGCTTTCACTTATATGCCAGCCGTCATTCTAAGTCCAGGTCTAAGAGACCAGGCCTGGGAAGAAGAGCCACCCGAGCTCAGTCCAGGCCACATAATCACGGAAGGGGCCCCGCAAATGCCCTTTGAAGTATGCCATGAACTTATAAAGAACCTTAAGAGTCATCCTGTACTTGGATATTAAATATATGAGTAAAGAGCCAGATAATTATATTGCCTGTTATAAAGTAGCAGATCGATGGAAACTTATCACTCGAGAGATCTCGACCTTGAAGCATGCCGAGAAAATGTCAGAACCTTACAAACGTACAGGGTATACGGTTAAAATAATCAAGTTAGATTTAGAAAAATAATAATCTATTTTTCCGACATACTAATCTTTTCTTAAAAAAACATGTATAATATAGTCATAGGCACTCAAACCCAAAAAGAAAGGAGATGCCTGTGAATAAATTAATTCTCACCATCACCTTAACGTTTCTTCTGTCCTTTTCTACTTCAGCTGCATTAGGTTTCACTTTTAAAATTTCAGGAAACATCTTTAACGCATCAAATTCAATAGTCCAGTACGGGACCTCCTCAAAAACGAATTTTTATGTATCATTTCGGGGTAAAGTATGTGACGTTAATGACAAGCCTCTCAACCCATACGGTCCAGATAGTATTTTTTATGATACTATAAAAACTTTTGTGGCTAATGGCGTATCATCAGCTAAAACTCTTACTCATACAATTACTGCAGGAGATTATTGGACAGGTGTAATTACAATTCATAATAAAGCATATTGGTTACTAGATCTCAAGGACAGCCTCGTAGATAGTTTAGTTTACATATGTAAACATTGGCCATTATCAATGATGGGATCAGGAGCACTAGAAAAACCTCCATCAATCTCAATAACCACTCCTCCAAATTCTTATATTAAAACTCCAATTATATTCCAGTGGATCACAAAAGATACCGTTGCCGTGACAGCCCAATCTATATGGATAAGCCATAGTGGTAGACCTTTTACAAGACTCGACACTCTTAGTCCTACATCATCCACTTATTCCTGGACTCCAACCTCTACTGACATAGGCCGGGTTAATTTCAAAATATGTGCTTGGAATGCCGACACTTTTAATAATGTTGCATCTGATTCTTTTAATATATCTGCCCCTCTTCCTACCGTATCTATAACGAACACATCATTAATCGCATATATCGGAACACCGCAACAAATAACATGGACTTCTACAGTACCAGCAGGGATTCAATATCAATACATAAAAATCGGAAATTCTACTTCTGTACAGTTGAGTCGAACAGCCTTATCTTATGCATGGAATCCTTCAGCTTTTGGTATTGATTCAGTCACTCTAACGGTAACTGACTCATTAGGAAAAATGACTAAAACGGCAAAAGCTTTTATAGTATTATCTTTTTATGACTCACTCAGAATTACCACTGGAAATAGCCAGGTTATAAAAAATCTAAATTTACTCACCGGCCAAAGTACGTCACTACAAGTCCAAGGCAGACGTATAGATAATAATCAATGGGTTTGTTTAAAAGCCGATTGGTCCATCACCAATGGTGTTAGGACAAGTAAAATTCCAGCTAATGATAGTGTATGGACTTTCTCACCTATAGATACTGGATCAGGTCTAATATGTGTATACTTGGGAGGCTCAGTACCAGATACAATTTCTTTTCATTTCACTAGTCCTCCTCCTGTAGCCATAAACACGGGGAATAAAATTTACGCTGAAAAAGCAATAAAAATAAATGGCCAAACAATCTTTCATCTTACATCTTTCGACAAAGATGTTTACCATTTAACAGTTCTGAATTTGCAAGGGCGACTTATTTATCAAACCTTATTAAATAATTCTAATATTAAAATCCCTTGCTCGGGAGAATGTCTAATTCAAATATCAAACATAAATAACACATACAGATCAAAAATATTTATTAAATAAAATTGACTATGATTAAACTCAAAAACAAAAAAGGGGTCACTATAATGGAAGCAATCGTCCTTATAGTGATCTTCCTTCTCGTAGCTTCAGTTATAGTGTCTAAAGCAATAGCCTTAAAACATTAAAAAGGAGCATTTATGTCCAGTGAGAAAGTTTGCATTGACTGTGGAAAAACATTCAGAGATAAGACGGGTGCAGATCTTTGTCCCGGATGCGGGAGCCCTGAAACAAGGCCCCTTTCGGAACGGGATAAAAGCAAAGGAAGTGTAAACGGGAATTACTCAAAAAATGGCTACCAAAAGCCCTTATGGTAATTAAATAGCCGTATATGAGACGAGTGTCGCATTTGTTCCATCTGGAGATAAAAGAGTGAATAAACTTATAGGAAATCCAGATGAATCAGGCATTTCAGGAATATTCAAATCAGTAGGACTTGATACAGGCAACGATACGGCACTGGCTAAATTAGGCACTCCAGTTGGATCGTTTAAATAAAGAAGAATATTCTGGTATTTATTTACATCTGTAGGACCAAAACTCAACATTTGAGTGTAGGTCGTTCGAGTCCCAGTAAAAGGGTAGAGTCTATTTCCAATCCTCGCGGTCCCTGGAAGAATGGAAACCGTTGAATCCTGAATTTCTATACCGAAATTCGTCGATTTTGTTGTAGTCAGCATATTAAATCCTTACAATTGGTCGATTAGGTAATCTGTAAATTGCTATTACACTATTAGCATTGGCCGTGAAACCTGCCGAATTTTCTAAACTCAAAGATTCATTCTTCGACACTATTATCAAAACATACTCTCCTCGAAGTAACTTATTATCGGAAGAAGTAAGAACTCGACCAAGAAGTCCTGCAAAAACCTTACGTGCCGCAGGAGTCAGTAAACCCTCAGTTCGGAAATTAAACTCTCTTGAACTTATTCCATAATAATACCGTGATTGATTATCCTTTGTAGGCTCAGATAAAACTAAAGATCCATTTAGATTACCTGGAACATATGCAGGTAACTGAGCAAATCCCCCATCAATCGAAAAGTTAGCAAAACGTAACGGCTCAATGTTATAAAAACTATTATCATCTGGAATCAAAGGATCATTCACAGGAATATTAATTAAAGGTTGTTGATAAGGTTCCCGTGTAAAAACGCTTCCTCCAGTACCTAAAGTGGAAACGTTAACCACTGTAGGCTTAAGAGCAATCTGAGCAGTCAAGGTCGTAGGTAATTCCGAAATAGACTGATATGGTATATAACTATAGCCAATTTGCAAACTATCAGTAGAATTTTCCACACTATAGGGCAAATTATTCTGTCTTGTCAAAACCTGTACAGTAACAGAAGTAGGAGAGGTCGTTATTGAAGCATTATCTATTATATTAAAAACAATAGAATTATTTGTAAAATCACTTAAGATTTTAATTGGGTGAATACTCCCATAAGAACTACCTGCAACAGGCGCAGCCCAACAAAAGGGTAAAATCGAACCTACAGCCCCAGTCGAATCAGTTGAAGAAACCCCTATAATTGTATCATTGTTTGGTAGAGTAAGGGTGATCGTATTATGTATATCCCTATTAGTATCAGTAAGAAGCACGGAAGAACAGAAAGTTCCAATTTTTTTCTCACTCTGAGTGAAATTAACTGAAGCTCCATTCCTATTTTTATAGCCATTTATGACTGAAGAAAGACATTGACCAACCACTTCAAAAACTGTTCCCGTTATAAAAGGGAATCCTGGAGCAGTCTGCAAATTAATTGTTGTAATCGTAGGAAAAACAATATCCTTAATCTTATAAGAGTATCCTGCAGTCACGTTATTTAACTTAGAAACAGATAAAATATTATATGCTGTTGATGCATCGGGAGGAGCAAGAATAGAAGATAAAACTAATGTATCTGTACCGAGCACATTACTGCTATCAGTCTTTATAAAATAATGTAACTCAACAGTAGAGGCCATGGTCTTGGTCTCAGGCGTAGCCACGTCACTACCTGGATAAACAACAGCATAATTAATATATCCTGCACCAGCATCCGAAGGCCACTGTTCAATAACTCGACCAGAAGTCTCAGAATCAAAGACTCCTTGATAATAAAAATCAATACTTCCTGTACGAGTGTTTTTCACTAGACCAGGTTTACTTGGAACATGAGTTAAAGCAAGAGAACTTACATTCACCTGAGTGGTATTGATAAAGTAATTTAGACCAGATAAGCCCGGATCCTCGGCCTGAGTATTGGCAGAGCTATCAAAGGTAAACGTTAACTGCTTAGTGCCAAACCCTTCAAAAAATCCTGGAATAGGTCGAGTAGTATCTTGATAGACTGCTGAATAATACATGGAATTAGGATGGAACACACCACTACTATCTGTAAAAGTCTGAGTAGGAGGAACAGGTCTTGAAGCAGGAACTAAAATAGGGTAAGTCACAGGGCTCAGGGATACTTGAGAAGAGATATTTCCATCCACGGCATCCTTAAATAAGGCATTAGGAATTAAAGACCCAAAACTTCCAGGTCCTACTCTATCCAGTTGAAAAATCTCAGTTCCGAATTTATCTCCACCAACCGTATCAAGAGCCATCCTTGTTTTTAATCGACCGTCCATAAGCTGCTCAAAGGATGCATCCAACAATTCTGCAACAGCAGGAACCTGGATCATTCTTCTAACATCTAAAATATCCGAATCAACAACATTACTAGCACTAAGAAGATCTAGTCGTATTGCATCAGTGGTATAATTTGTCGTGCCATTTGAATTACTTGAAGGATTATAATCAGAAGCATTACGTCTATTTACGAAAAACATTGGAATAGCATAACAGTACCCATCAACAGTGTTTGCACACTTGGCTCTCCATAGGCCATAATCCCCATTAATAGAGCCCATATTCTCATAAGCAAACGTTCCTGATGCGTTTGGCCCAATAGATAAGACTACTTGAGATCCAAGCCCTGAATCAGGGAAATTAAGTGGATCTACGTTATTCACAGTACGAATAGCATATTGAATTTGAACACGCTCAGTAGTTTCTATATTCACATCAGGATGTATAGAATCATCAGGAAGATAACCTGACCCACCCCCAACCAGAATATTACCTTCAAGAAACACTCTCTGTATTTGTCGGTACGGAATATTACTTGATTGAGGTAACCAAGTCGTTCCCGAGTCCATGGTATGACGTATTATAGATGAAAGACCTACAAGCCACCCATCTTTTAAATCAGCAAAAGCAACAGCATTTAAATCATAAAACACTCCCGAAGATTGAGGAACCCAAGTAGCTCCAACATCTCCTGAGTATAAAACAGTTCCAGTTTTTCCCGACACGTAAGCGTTCCCACGAAAAACATTATTGGTGATTCTATAATAATAAGTCACTTTTACCGTATCACAAGCTCGAGGAGGCAAGGCCAAAACAATTTGGCCTGTAGCTCCAACAACTACATCAACACCAACCTGAACACCATTGACAGTAACTATAACATCAGCAGGAACATTTGTTATTGTCCCTTTACCGTCACCCACTGTAATAGGGGCATTCATCGTAACGAAATTTTTATTAGACCCAGTAAATTGAGAAGTTACTTCTTCACCAACAACTTGTTGATCAAGACTCGGGGTCATGGCCACATCGGTTAAATCTACCGTAACTCCAGAGGATAATCCGATCCAAGTTCGTCCACCATCAGTAGACTTAAGTATCGTACCAGCATTTCCTACAGCAAACCCTTCATTCAAATTATAGAAAAAAACTGAATTCAAATCAATTGTAGTACCACTGGCCACTTTAATCCAGTTTGCTCCACCATCAGTTGTTCTTAAAATGGTTCCATTTTTTCCAACTACCCAACCAATAAGAGGATTTAAAGTCGAAAAATAAACTGAGTTCAAATCAACACTCACACCACTTGTCTGAGCCAGCCAGGTTACTGCATTAGAAGTATTCAGAATCACTCCTGAATTACCAACCGCCCAGGCATTCAGCTGAGAAGCGGCGTAGATACTATTAAGATCTTGATTAAATCCCGTGGCTAAAACATTCCAGCGTTGCCCGCCCGAAGTTGTTCGAGCTATACAACCATTGGTTCCTACAAGCCATCCAATTGTCGATGTTACAAAGAAAACTCCATTTAAAGTATTCTTTGAATCAATTAACTGAATTGCCCAAGTCTGGCCCGCATCAGGAGTGGCTAATATAAGGCCATTTTCTCCAACCGCCCAAGCCGTATTCTTATCTATAACACTGATATCTTTTAAGGCACTTATAATAGTCTCAGGTACAGGACGATTCGTACTTGTTACAGGAGATAATAATGCCCTCCACACTTCCAAGAAAATGCCATTTACCTGATTCCCTGTTGGAGGAGGTGCTCCAAGTTCGACTAAATTGGTATTCGAAATTGTTGTTGCAGTATTTGTGATATGTAGAACGTCACCATTTACCAAGGCATATTCAGGAGTAGGCGCCGAAGGATCTTGCGTGTAAAAGCTATTTGATAATAAGGAACTAGTATAAAAAGGCTTTAGGGTAAGCCATCCTGAAGGCAATGTAGAATGCTCCCGCTGGTCCAGAAGATTTCGAATCTGCTGGACGGCATTTAATTCAGTATCAAGCGGAGGTTTTCCTTTTTGGAAAACTACCGTATCATAATTATACCCTGTTACTTGATCTACAAAAGAAACGCCTGTTCCGTAATTGTCAGCCATTTTATATCTCTTTCTTAACTAGGGGTAACAATATGGATATCCACATTCCCTAATATTAAACTCTCAATTGATTCTGCATTAATATCTTTGGATCCCTTTTCACCAAACACAAAATATGCAACTTCATAATTCTTAGTATCAGGTAATTGACCATCCTTGGTACTTACGACCAGCTTACCATCGGCTTGAATATAAGCACGGCCATAGCCTCCAGAGACATCTAAAGGATCAGACTGAAGGACAAGAGGTAAACTGTTCTCAAATACCCCTCTAAAGGCGTTTTCCGAACCACCGCCTGCAATTGTGCTGTAGGTTAACACAGGTACCACAGTAATATAAGATTTTACTACGTCTTCATTAAAAATCTGAAACTGTGTTTTACCTACCTGATCTCGAGCTATAAAGGAGTTATCCGACTTAACCATACGAGACATAGGTAATATCATGTAATTTACATCACTTATCGACTGAACAGCCTTAATAACAGCACTTTGAGTTAGGGAACCTCCCACGCCAAGCTGGTTAACAAGATTACTCAAAGCAGTCCGTATCTGAGAATCTAAAAGATTGATTACCTGAGAAGTTGTTGTAACATCAGTAGCTGATATTTTAGATACCACAGTAAAGGTCATGTCGACACCATTTTGGATATCCTGTTTCACAATGGCGTCAGCACAAGCATGCTTCATAGTGTTTACTTTTAACTGGACGGTTTCCAATAGGCTATTAGTTGTGTAGGTAATAATGAAATTTTCAATGGCGATATAGCTTATTAAAACTTCCTGGCCATTTTGAATCGAACCAGACTCTATAAGTAAAACTGCCGTGGCTACAGTATCTGTCCCTGGGATGACCCTATAGTCCGTGTTTTGGACATACGTTATTGTACGAGTCGTGTTCTTAATTACAATGGACTCCGGATCTGCCCCTATAAAATTCAAAGATTCATTCTGATCCAGGATCAGGACATGAGACTCATCCGTAATTGTCTGAAACTGTGTCAGAGGGAGATTATTAGCAAATTTAATTCTAATAGAGTCCTGGGCTATTGTAGAACCACCTTCATCTAAGGGGTCCTGGAGTTGTACCAAATCCCAGTTATCCGAGGTCAGAGGGCCTGAAATCTGCCCTACAACCGAACTTATACCGAGTACAGGCTGATGCTGTAGTATGAAAGTATCTGAACTTCTAAATTTATAGTCAACTCGAACAACATCAGTAGATGCCAATCCAATAGAAATGTTCGTTGCAAGTGTCTCATCAAGATCTATGGTATCCCCGTTATCTATGATCTGATAATTAGTTAGATCGTAATCTTTACCTTTTGTAGCATTATGAACTTTGCTAACATCAAATATAGGGGTATGAGGCCCGACCCGGGGATTCTCAGACTTGAACTGAAAAGCAGGAGCATTTACCACATTAAATAATTCTCCCGTCTGAGTTCCTTGTCCACCTACACTTTCAAAAGAAAAAGCAATTTGATCGGATACCTGCTTAACCGCTCGCCCTTGGATATAGAGATCAACTTTTCCACCAACATGGATATTCCTAATCGGATCATAATCTCGAATCATTAAGGGATCACCAGCATCTATGACCTGGACATTACGAACACTTGGAACAGAGATAGCAGTTTTTGCATAACCGCCCGCTGTACCTGTATCGGCAAAAAGAGCCAATTCGATTCGAGTTGAAAGCTCGTAATTGGTTTCCACATCCTGGCCAAAACTTATAGGAGTCGGATTTTCTACTTGGAAATCTGAATCAGCCCCAGATGAAATAGAAGTAATCGTATAAGAGTCAGTATTACCGGCAGATCCAGGAGTTGAAGCCTGAACATTCACAATCAACTCATAACGATTGCTTATGGTATTAAAAAATTGAGCCTTATTCGTGTAATCTAAAGTTTTAGTCTCTAAAACAGTGTAATTTTGAGAAGGTATTCCCTGGTCCAAATTACCAAGTGATGAAATAATAGCTCCCTGATTCACGGTCATATTTCTTACAGGAGCTGTTTGTAGATAAAAGGTTACTGTTCCGACCGCAGGCGTAGCACCTAATCGAATTGTATTAACATTTGAAGCCAATTTATCGAACTGACTATCAATAAGCTTTTGGACATCTCCATCATTAGATAAATTCAAGGCCATTTTCAGTGCCTGTTTATTCAAGGTAGAGCTAACAGGAGCACTGGATCCAGTATGGTTAGGATCATCAAAATCTAATAAGGTACTCACACCTAAAGCGTTAGACAAGAAATCCTGGATTACGTAGACTCGAGCCATTTCTTCCGAAATAGGATCCATCATATCCCGAAGTACCGTACCAGGCTTTGTATCAATTCCTGCATTCGATGTAAGTAATTCTTGGCTAAAAGTAAGGATTATATCATTCTGAGTACGAGCAGGCAGATCCTGAAGCCCTGTGGTAATTGTAATAGGAGATCCCTGTAATTCTGCAGAAAAAGCACTTTCCGAGACCTGGCCCAGGACTGGGTCATAGATAACTGCAGTTACCACAAAGAAGAATGGGGTATCTTGTGAAAAGGTTACCGCAGGAAGCGAACCAGCATTCACCAAATTTATATAGGTAGTTTGATCAAATGTGTAAGAGTAATAATAAATGCGATCGACTTCTTCTGTTGTCGTCGTAACTCTAATGTTTCCAACCGTATCCACAGCATTACTCAATAACTTAGTTTGGTCATCATAAAAAGAGTATTCAGTAACAAGTACTGAATTCATTTTTGCATAAGTATTATTTATCCCACCACTTTGTGTGCTAACATAAAAGTTATAACCCAGGGTCTGGGCCTCGGGATTTTTAACATTTAATACTTGAATTTGGCTTTTAAATTGTTTTAACTGGATTCCAGTAGGAGGGGAGACTGTTACAAACGAGCCACTCTGTACTAGAGTAATTTGTATGGTAGTTGCTGGGCTCAAACTATTCGTTGTTTTTTCAATGGCAACAATATTTAGGACATTAACACCTAAAGATAAAGTTCCAGCCCATGCCCATATGGTCTCTCCAGGAGTATATGACACTCCAAAAGTCGAGCCATTTACTTGTATACCAACCGAATTAGGATCGGTTGTTCCAGATAAAGTTTGAGTGCTTATATCAGTGGTATAATTATTCGGAGTAGGAAGTAATATAATTGGAGCAATGATTGACATTACAGCTTCATCCTTTTTAAGCAATCTTTAAAAATTGAGTGAAATTCACACTTTTCCCTGACTTAGCCTGAGCAACAACAAAAGCTCGTAAAATACTTGGATCAGCTTGATCGAAATTAACTTTTATACTGACTACTTTATCCAAAAGCTCTCCACTTGTAACAGGCCTTTTCGTAAAACGTTGTTGATCCTGTAAGCTTTTCAAGGCTTGCAAAGCCGTATTTATTTCTTGAGTTATTTTCGTCGACATATAACTTGTATCTGAGATTCTTTGACCAAGTAATTTTACCAGATTAGTACCTACAAATAATTGAAAAGGATTGCTTTGTAATTCCGTGACCGTGAATTTTTCGAGATTTTGAAGCAATAATGGCTCATTCCTAAGTGTGTAAAAATCGCCATTAGCATCATAACTCACGTCATCTACCTGATTTAATCCCACACATTTTGGGCAATAATTGCTAAGAGTGTTGTAACTTAATTGAAAAAAATCTTCAGGTGATCTCCATTTATAGGCCAAATAAACCTTTCGAGTCTGGTTTATTGGAATATTTTCTGTCGAATCAAAGACTAAACTATAAAGACCCTTCGATAATTGGGTACTGGATGCAAAAACAGCTACATTAGATGACGCAATAGGTTGCAAGGATCGAATAGACCTCTGGTCAGATTCTAATGACACAGATTCTTTATCGATTCTATGGTCGCATACAGTGGATAAATTTAAATCGAAAGACATAATTCATGATTCTCTTATTAGAACATTATTAAGTCGTTTTAACTTCGGTCCAGAACTCATATATTACCAAAGAACCAGAATTATTAATTACATAAGGCGTTTTTCCAGAAGTCATAACACTTATATATGTGTTTGTTTGTGGACTTCTTTGTGAATTAGCAATATTTTGAGAAGTGACATAGGCCTGATTAATATTAGCCTGAGTAGCTGTGACTCTCGTAATGGTGGCCTGATATTGAGGGAAATAAGTGGTAGTGTTTTCGGTAATTAAAGGATAAGCTATCTGTCCAACATAATTAGTGTTAAAAAGAGTGTTAAATTGTATGACCCAGTCTGGGGCATCACTAGGCAGAGTATTTTTCACATGCGTTTGTAACTGTAAAATGTGAGCAGAAACAAGGGCATCTTCAAAAGCACTTTGTCCAGCATTTATAAGGGCTTGATTTGCTGCCTCAGCATTTCTGGTTTTTAAATCAGTATTGGTAGCAGGCGTAATAACAACATTCGGGCATGCAGGCAAAGGAGTGTATTGGGTTTGTTTAGTTTTCCACCATTTCCTAACAGATTCTGTAATAGAAGGAATCTCAAATGAACCAATATACAAAGGCCCTAAAGCCACCGCCGTAGCAGGGTAACTTTGAGTCCTTATGTTCATAGAATTACTTGTAGATAATGTTGGATCTGGTTTTCTTTCAATGCCTTCAGATACAGTAGTATTATTAGTGATAACTACATTATCTTTAATAAATTGAGCCACATCTGTGGTTATTTTAGTGTTTTTCCCAACATTTCTTAAAATAGATACCCATTTATCTAAAACAACTATATTCTGGTCACTGCCAGGATCATCAAAATTTAAAGCATCAGAACCTCTCACAAAATTAATATCCGTATCAGATCCCGTATTATCCTGGAATTGCTGACCATGAGCCCAGAACTTGGATCTAATGCTTATTAATGTCTCAGGAAGTTTTACTTCATCAGGAAATCCACGCTGAAGTTGAAGAGCCGTTTGAGTCTCAGATGTTCCCTCAATCTTAGTTAAAGTAGCAGATGTGGTATAATTTAAATAAAGAGTACTTAACTGCTGTAAAAAAACAAGGTTATAAATACGAGACTTTGCAAGTTTATCCTTCTGGAGATCTTCTGCTGAAGGAAGAACTACCCTACCAAGAGCAGAGTCTAAAAAGCTCTTCGGCTTATTCTGTATCGCGGTATCAATAGCTGCTTGTATTTGAATTAAAGCTTTTTGATCACTTCTAATCTGAGCCTGCACGGTCATGACATCATTATTGACCCTATTAATTTCAGCATCAAGCTGAGCAATACCGTACATCGACGTATAAGCTTTAAATTTTGCCGTAGCAATGCCCCGATCCGGGGTAGGAGCTATGGAAGGGACCCTCATTGCCTGGGAAGGATCAACTTGAGTATTTGCACCAGCAGCTAAATTAGACTGTATTTCAGCCTGATCGACATTATTATATATTCTAGCCTTAATTAAATTTTCATTACTTCTAAGCCTCAATAAACGATCCTGATTAATCAAAATCCTTTTATTAATACGAGTCTGTTCAAGACGCATATTAGAAACGGTATTACCCGCAATAAATTGAGCAACTCTATTAAGATCTGACGTTGTTGTTTGTAAAACTTGTGCAGATTCTGCCATAATAACCTACTTTGACACAAAAAGAGATGTAATGAAACTCAAACTCTTTGCTATTGTTTGTGCTAGAGCCACATCTGCTCCTCCAGCACCATAAGTAAAAACAACTCCAATAGAAATACCGTCTGGGCCACTAAAATTTTGTTGTTGCCCATTAACTACTGGAGGTTTAGCATTTTTTATTCTTTGAACAAAATTAGACATCCCTCCAATAACGGGAGGAAGTTCCAGAAAACTTATGGACTCACCCAAAATAAAAGTCTTAAAAGCATCTATAATGTATGCAATAGTATTTATAATATTTATAAATAATTGCACTTTTGCTGCAATCTGATTAAGAAAATCCAGAAAAGAATCGGAAGCACTCTTAATCATTCCTTTTACAGCATTGATAAGCTTATTCAATTCACCTATTATTTCAACAAACCATGGAATCATTGCGGTCATTTGAATTGAAGACCATTTCCCTAATTGCCCCATTCCTCCAACAGAGATAAATTCGAATCGAGCATTGGGCTGAGCTATTATATCCGCCACATTGAAAGCATCATTACATTTCTTTATAGGGACGCATAATTCAGTTGAGTACGGGCCTTTAATAAGGCCACCCTCACCACAAGCCTGGGCCACGTAATAAAGGCAAGGAACACCATCTGGAATGTTTGTGTCTATATAACTCACCGTTGTAGAGAATCCTGGATTCGAAATCAAAACGGCAGGAAAGGATGGGTCTTCATAAACGATTTCATCTTTTGTAGGAGGCGTATAAGGAACCCCTGCAAAAAGATCAGCAATTAAATCCTTTGCTACGGTAATTAAGCCTTGCTCGCCTGTTTCTTTATTATCCATTAAACAAGTAGGAACATAAGGAACTGTTTTTAGAACTCCTCCAGGACTCTGACTCCTAGAAAGCAGGAAAGCAGAAGACATATAATTTTGATCCCATTGAACTTGAATTCCAAAATTCTTAGTAGTATCACCAGGCTTTTGGAAAAGGCCACATTTCCCTTGAAGATTTTTTGGAGCAGGAGGAGCTAAATTCAGTCCAAACAAATGCATGAAATCAAACATCGAGGTTAACTGCTGTAATCCAGTAAATATTTTATCTGTCGATTCTGCATCAAGAAGTATAACCCAGCCCCCTACTAAAGAAGTATCGTTAAATGTTGGCCGATTCTTATCTGAAGTGTCATTTAAAGATCCCTGTAATCTCGAAATAAATCCATCAAACCCTCCCCGAGACTTCATGACTGTATTGGTATCATTAGGATTCTTTGAATAAAAAGCAGGTGGAGCTACAATATTTACATAAAGCCCAAATTTTAAGGCATCATTAGCGTATTTATTTAATTGAGTCTGAGTGTAGTTTATTGCGGCCAATATTAATTTAGAAAAAGAATTAAACCCACTGATAAACAGTTGAACAATTCTAAGAACTTTAGTCAATACAGAAACTAAGGCATTCAAACCTTTTAAAGCTTGATTCAAATTATTTGTCATGGTCTTTATAAAAGTCAAATCTGCAATCGAGGCGGTAGCCCAACTATCATTACCTACAGAAAAAGCCCCAGGAGTTCCCGTTGACCCCACACTGGTTGGAATTAAAGTAATAGCTTTTTCTGCTTGAGCAATAAAAGATTCTAGTCCAGATATGGTATTACTACTTACAGAGGACGAGGAGGAAGAACCCGATGAACCTGATGAAGTTCCTTGTGTCACAGTTGATGAAGGAGCTACATAAGGATACGTCGTTATCTTACCTTGAAAATCCATACTTGATGTAGGCATATTAAAATCTCTTTAATTTATTTAATTGTTTTTCCATATCTTTACTATACACAGTAATAACATGCCCAAGTAATCCCGTCATTTCTTCCAAGGTCTGGGCAATAGGGCTTTCTTTACTGGCTTTTTTCCAATAAAGGACTTCCTCTACTGTGTCAGGCTCTTGTTTATATTCAGAGCCGACTGATTTGATGCTATTTGTTGTTGAATCTGATTGAGTCTCGAGTAACACCCTTGCCTCCTATTAAATCTATTATTAGCCCATACGTATAAATCGCTTGGCCCGCCATCTGAATTCCTTAAGATTTGCTCAGTAACAACATCATTTTTTATTTGATTTTCTCTACTTAAGCCTAAATAATCAGTTCTATCTGTAAGATAACCTATTCGTACAGTATCAGAGGAGTCTCGATTATTTAAAATTCTATCCGAGATAGTTTGATAAGCAACGGTACAATCTCTAAGACCTCGAGAAAAATTTGCAGATGGAAAAATAAACCCTGTTGCATTATTAAAAGAAGCGGCAAAATCAGCATCATATAAAGAAGGGCCATAAGCCATTAATGAAGCCATACTATTATTTATACTTGCTTTAAGATCATATATGGTTTCAGTGCCATAATCAAAGGCATTAGACTGAAAAACACTATTAGTAAACCAGCTTAAAATTAAAGAAGTAGGATTTGTCGCATAACTAGCATTTTGCATATCAAAATCAACAGTAAATAATGGCACTGCTGCTGGGAATAAAGTATAAGTTCCAGGAGAGGTTCTGCTAACTGTACCGCTATCCGAAGCTAGACTCCCATAAGAATAAGATGGATCGAACATGGTCTCCACAGAAGTGTCCGAGACTCCTCTTAGGCCTGTTTCTAACTGGCCTAGAGTTGGATAAGAGGTATAAAGAAACTCATCTCTAGAAACAAAATTAACATCCTGATACTTAGTTATCACAATTGCAGTCGTATCAATATCATAATAAGCGGTTGTATCAGCTCTGTTATAATAAAAACTAAAAGCTGGAGAATTAGGGCCAGTATATATAATCTGTGGAACAGTTCCTGAATTACTTAAGTCTGTATAATCGTAATTCAAACTATAAATTCCAGGCGTTACAAAAAATCCAGGACTATTATTAACAACATTAACCATATCCGATAGATTTGGATAATTAACATACATAAATGACCAATCACTAAAAACCGAAGATGTCCAATTAAAACCTAACGAGGTAGCAGTTGCATTCACATTAGGAGTCGTGAAAAGGGGATCAGGAGCAATAGTCATTAAAGCAGCAGAGCTCACAGTAAAAATAGCTGCATTAGGCAAACTATACTCAGAGGATACTGTTGGATCCATATTTGTCCAGGTACCATCAACAACTTGTCCATTATTTTCATAAACCACAACAGGATAATAAGGATTGGCAAGATTACCAGAATTTAAAATTCGAAGATCATTTAAACCTGGATGGTAAAGAATGAAAGAATTTTGACTAGCAATAGTCGTGTCTCCAGGACCAACTATTGGGACACCTATCCCTGTACTATCAACCCCATGGATTATCTGACTTTGTTCAGAAAAATCAAGAGCCCAAGCCCATGGAGCCTCTTTACCTTCATAAGTCGAAATTATATTCGTATCATAAGCAAAATAAGCATAAGCACTTGTATCTGCGTCAATAGCTTTTATTAGCGCTTGCTGTGTATTAACATAAGAGGCTAAATGCTCTTGTAAAATTTGTTGCTCAGATGCTATTTCAACAAATAACCGAGGAATCTCAACTTGTGAAATAATTCGAGAATTTGATGGAATCAGATTTCCTAGTAAGTCATTTACAAAGACTATATTTGTAGAATCTACTCGATGAATTTTATTAGGGACTGAAAGTAAAGGACCTATATCATTAGCAATTTCACTTCTTAAGCCTCTAATTTCGGAAGAATCAGCAACAGTCTCAGGAAAATGATCTGTCCTATCCCAGTTTCCATAAGCATACGTATTAAACCCAAAACCAAGCTTTTCGACCGCTTGGCCGTTCCCAGTATAAATATTATTTGTCCTGTCTTTTGTTCTTAAAACTAATCCTGTACGATAACCAAATGTCTGAGTATCATCCAAGACTGTTTCAGCAGTAACAATAAGACCTGGAATATTATTTGATAAAATCTGTGCAACCGAATTTGCACTAAGTTCATCCACTCCTGGTAAAAATAAAGAAGACGGATAAGGAGGATCGTTAAAAACATATTGATGATGAGCAAAATCAGGATGATTAAGGCTCATATAAATATCAAAAACATCCCCATCAGATAAGCTAAAATCTTCACTCTCAGATCCTATAAGCTTAGGTCCAAGATATCCATCATCATCGTAAAGGGGAAATGCAGCTGAAGCAGTGTACTTATCCCCACGGCGCCGAGTTGTGGTAGGCTGTTGAAAAGGAGTTGATAAAACTAATGAAGAATCCGAGACAACTGTAGCAATAGAGTAAACTTGAGTAGAATCGTAACGTCCGATAAAATCGCCTGAATTTAACTGACTTTTCCAACGAGTCTTTCCACCAACACTATGAACACCCGTACTATTGTATGTGAAAAAGGCTTTGGTATCAAAAAAATACCCAGTTAAAGGATTAACCTTTACTGGTTCCATATTCGTATAATCAGGAAAAGGAAATATCCTGTTAACTGATTTAAAAGCTGCAAGTTGTTCAGAATCTGAGAAATAACCATCATTATTAAAGATCCTAAGTCCCGTTGCAGCATCCATCTCATTACCAAAAGCTTCAAGACGATGTTCAAAAAAGTCGTAAATGTTCTTGAATACTCGACATTCTATTTCAGCATCTTTTCTTCTATACTCATCCCCCGCAATGCCTCCATCAGAAGGCTGACCTCCCGAATCACCCGAGACCTGCCCACCTTGACCTACATTCCCATTTAGTTGAATAGCCTCATTAGTCATTCTCGGGATAGTGACTTGCTCAAAAAACTGCCTTTGATCAAGAACCTGAATATAGAATTGATCCAAATTATTATATTGAAAAGAAGCTGTTACCTTTGACTTAGCAGGTAAGGTTACAAAATACCTCAAAGAATATTTCACCTGATTATCATAAAGATATTTTCTTCCCATATAATCAAGTTCATATCGATCGAGCATACTTAAAGGGTTAGTTAATAAAATTGTACCTGCATTACTAATCGTAAAAGAAGTCGTGTCAATAAAACTCCCAATACCATCATAACGATAACGTAAAGCATCAGAAGCATTTAACAAAGTATTTGAATCGGTATAAACTGAAAGATTTTGTCCAGAAATAATTTTATTAGACTGCCATCCAGGTACATAAGTATTTAAAACCAAACCGGCAATGTTTGCTGAGGATATTGATGCGGACATATCAGAAATGTATGTGTTTGAACTATAAGGATATGCTGTACCATCTACAGTGAGTCCTGAGGAATCAGAGGTTACCTGTAAAATGCGATCACTGGCATTAGTCATAGTCATTGTAAACACAGGTTGTTTAACTAATGTTATTATAGGCATCGAAGGAATTATTTCTGTATCCCCAGCAAGATAAACAGGGCTATCACTGTATTGGATACTTGAAAGAATTCCAACATTAGTATAATCAGTTGTTACTTCAGAAGTTAATGAAACAATTGTAGTTTTTGAGACAGGATCATAAGAGGCAGATAAAGCCTGATAAAGGGCCCCTCCAATTTCTATAAGTGTCTTACTTCTAAATAAATTAACTATATTCGCGTTTACAAAGGAGATATTTGTTGAACCAGAAATTATAGGATTTGCTGCATATCCCACACTATAAAAATTAACCGAGTCATCAGCAACAAAAACTTTTGGGTTAGTTAAATCTGCTGGAATAGGAGACGCGAGAGAAACTTTTGTTCCCACAAGATCATAAGAAACATTATTTACCAAAAAGAAAAATTGAGTGGCCCCATCAGGCATCTTTGCACTGACCACGGTACCCGGTATTATTTCTGAAGTTAAATCGATACCCTCAAAGTAAAAAAAGGATGTTCCTTGTTTAATCTGTAATAAATTCTGAAAAATAGGAGCATATTCAGTAGTTTCATTTGGAAAAATATAATCAGCTAGGACCACATCAGTTGGACTTATTCCAATAGAAACATTCAAAGTATCAGGGCTTAGCTGAATAATTCCTCCAGAAGCAACCTTTATACCAGCCAAAGAATATTCAGCTTCTCGACTCTCATTAAAAACACGTAAAACATTAATAGAAGAAGCATCTATGCGAGTATTTAACATACCAAACTGAAAACTCGTACCGTTTACTTGTAATCGAGAATCTAAAACAGTACAGTAAGATGTCCCATCTGAGTATGTTAAGTCGTTAACTTGCTTAGATAAAGGAGTATAGGTAATATCGATTAAGTCCCCAGGAACTAAGGGATTAACAAAATAAACCCATCCAGTAAGATAACTGACTGCAAAATCAACATCCTCATTGAGATATATTTGATTTTTTTGTAGAAATATTGAACCTTGTTCTATAGGAAATAGAGCAGTCTGTAATGAACTAGTCCCAGTAGTGACTTTTATAACTTGAGTTTGAGTAGTCGCCTCAACCATGTAATTAACTTCGTAGACATCTCCGATCCCGGGATGATCTTGAGCAGCTGGCTTTAATCTACCAAAATCAAATTGAAATAAAATATCATCTGTAGATTCTGCTGGATAAGATACCTTTTGAGGATTCCCATTAAGGGTTACGCTAAAACCATGATTGATTTTATCACTGTAATCTGTCGCTACATACTTAACAATGGGTTCCCCTATAACAGATTCTATGGCATCAATAGCACCTGCATTTGGTTCAAGAATATAATCCCTGTAGACAACCTGATCGAAACCACCAATATTTATATGCTCCGAACCTGGCAATATCTCATTAACTGGTTTTCCTTGAGCATCAATGATATAAAAATTTCCCGTCTCGGTCACGGACGTGCTAGGTGTTGCATCTAATTCTTTTAAAAACATTAAATTGGCAACAAAACGCTGACTAGGTGGAGGCGGTGGAGAGTAAATAGGATTCTGAGTATAATTTAAGGCATAATCCTGATTCCTAACTTGAGGAATATCATTGATCTTCAACGAAAAAGATTCTTCAGGATAAGGTACGACAGGAAGTGAGTATTGAAAAGTATCGTATTGGGTCTTTTGTGAAAAAACCTTATTGGTTACAACTGCAATGTCCATAAGATCAGGAGCATTTTGAACGATAGTCTTAGTAAAGGCTAAATCAATGCCATCAGCCAGAGGGCTCAAACTTAAAGAGGTTGAGATTTCACTTCCCGTTGTAGCATCATATTTCCAACGTCCTGATTTAGTGTCGAGCGTAACATCATTATTCGAATACTGAATATCAGTTCGACCAATAGCCCACCTTTTTGCAGTATAAGAGGTACTCGAAGTATCTCCTGCAAAGGGAGAGGTAAGAACTAAAGACGTATTACTTACTGTATGGTCAATCTTATAATATTGTTGATAATAATCAGCCTTTATAAAGTCTCCAGGAGCAAGTTGAGATGACCATAATGTTGATGTACCATCTACTACCTTACTGCCACTTGTAAAAGATGCAAGGCCAGTTAAAGTATTCTTTAAAGAATCTGGTTCAACAATGTAATCCCTCGAACCTAAATTAAGGATGATTTGATAAATACCTTCAAAAGTAGGTATTGCATTCAAACCAAAACTATTCGAACTCAATATTCCAGTTACCGTAAAAGTAGTGTCATTTGCAATGACTTTATCTGCAACTTGAAGAGATGACGCACTAAATCCTGTAAAATTCCTAACAGTACTATCCAGAGGACTAAAAGAGCCATCACTTCCAAGTACGGTACTGTTAGGAGGATTATAGACACCTCCATCATAAACAGGGCCTGTGGAATAAGCGTTATTCATCCCAGATTTAACTCCCCGAATCTCAAAAGGAGTTAGATCCAATGACTGATACGATAGTATGGTGTTTAAAGGAGTCGTCATGATTAAACTAATCTTCCTATTCCTGGTGCTGCGGGTATTGGCACAGGACCAACAGGGGGCGGTGTAAAAGCCCCTATATCAGTCAATATGACTATACCCGTAGTCGTAATATGGTTACATATCCCAAAAGCCATTGAAGATACAATCTCTCTTATTTTAGATCCCGAAATTAATCTAAAGATTTCCTGAGCCAAAATAAACGCTTCCAAGCCCGTTGGAACCAACCCTAAGATCTTACCTGTTCCAGTGCCTGGCCCTCCTCCAATCACGGTTCCTTGAACCAATACGGAGGTCATAACAGATGTCGTGACTCCAAAAGAAACAGCATCAAATAATTTAGGCAAATCTCTTCCCACAAGCCCTTGAGACGACGCTCTGAAAAACATAAGAGCCGACATTGCTTGTGGAAATAATCCTGTTACCGTCCCAGTCTGAGTTCCAGCTCCTGGACCCACAACTATATTTGTGCTATTCACAACAGAAACAGCCATTAAATACTGACACGTTGCCATGGACACAGCCGAGATTATATCAGGTAACTTACTCCCAGCCATTAACTGAGATGCAGCCTTAAGCTGTATCAAAGATTGCATCTGTGCAGGTATTAAAGGCATTAGCCAACACTCACCTTCATCGAACCTTTTAATGGAACTCCTGTTGTATAATCAAAATGCGAGAAGATTCCCGGGAATCCCGATACAACACCTCCTATTGCGGCGCCATTTCCAACCTGGACAATAGGCGCATTAATCTGAACAGCGACATTACCTGTAATCGCAACATTGGTCCCGGACATTGTGATTGCTCCAACAGCCGTAGATATTTTTATTGTTCCAGTACCAACACTAATTTCGTAACTTCCGCCTCCAACAAAGGTCTTATATGTACCAGTCAAAAGATTTTCTTCGATACTTCCTGCAGTAACAAGAGTCGATCTTTTTCCAAAAGTAGTTATTGTCTCGGTAATATCGCCTCTAATAACCGTTAGCTCATCATTACCTGTTGTAATCGTAGTCTTTCTGACACCAAACTTACCTTGCATCTCTTTAACCACAGTTTCTGACATCACTCCCAAAACATTTATACTTTTATCGCTTTGAACAGATTCAGTAGAAGAGCCAGTAATATTTTCAACTTTCAACCCATTAATCGTCGATGTGTAATTAACACAGGTCTGCTGCTTATCACCAGAAACTACCTGAGAAATATTAGCCTTATAAAGCTCTGTCTTAGCAAAACCGTTATTATCAGCACTGTTTACTGTAATGCTTATCCCGTTAGTTGCTTGAATGCTATAACTCTGTCCAGCCTCGTTAAGATTATGAGCCCCTAAATTCCATCGAACTCCACCTCGAGTAGTTAGATCCCAAGAATTGTTATCAAGGGCCGTAGATCCCCATATCTCCTTTAAATTACCTTGAGCAAGAATAGACATCGATCGCCCTGCACCTAACTGATTAGCTGCAGAAGCAGGAAGATTTAAAATGTAATGCCCTTCTTTATCAACCCCTACAAAGGCCCCGGACTTCGGGAAGTGCAATGAATAAGCAAGTCCTATCTTTCCAGGCTCATCCATGTTATTATCATCAAGGGCTTTACCTAAAGTAAAATTCCCTTTTTGATCTTTATCAGAAAGAAATACTTTTGCTTTAAGGACATTTCCATATAATTGGGGGTCACGAATATCAGGACCAATGTAATTACCAAGGGCCATTCGAACGACAGGATCATGATCCGAAAGATTTGCTGAGCCATTTACATCATTATTGTCCAGAATCCCATTAGCCATGTCCGAGACATCAACCCGATACTCAGTATAAAATTGAGTGTCGTAAGTAATATCCTGTCCTTGAGGGACGATATAGATATTGTCTTTCCCACTTGGTTGAGGGACGGCACTTCCATTGTTTGGAAGTTTGTTTCCCTGGCTATCATATAGAACTAAACTGTTTCTTAAAGCAGGTCCCGAACTTATAGAAACACCATCAGCAAAAGTAAAATTTGTCACAGAGGTAGAAATAATAGCCTGGTCATCATCTCGAATTATTATGGAGTCCTGACTATTATCGTGAATCTCCACAGTATTGTTTAAAAAAACCATTCCACCCGCAGGAGATGTAATGGAGATATCACCTGGAGTTAATTTTCTAAACTTAAAATCGACTTCATTTATATCACTTGTAGATAAAGAATCTGGTAAGATTTTTACTGTGTTAAAATTTAAGGCCGAAGCAAGACCTGCAGCAAGATAAGAAAGGCATAAAGGTGATCCTTTTCCATCACCCTCGTCATAAAAACCAAAAATACCCATGGCCCCTTTTTCGGGGAGTGTTGCAATACATCCAGCAGGGCCCATGTAAGGGAAACTTATCGGAACTCTACTTCTAGCCCCATCACTACCATACCAGCGTATGGTCATTTGATATTTATCTATATCGACTTCTTCTATGACACCAGCACGTATATAAAAGTATTGGTTGAACTTATTAGGCCCATTAAAATTACTAAATACGGAATGGGGTTTTTCACCCTGTCTGTATTGTCTTGTTGGAGTTCCCATTTATTTACCTTATCTTATTTACCAAAATTAAACGAGTACCCTAAATCAGATGTAATTCTATTTTCACCACTAAATGGAACATTTTGTACTCCATCTTTCATATTAACCATAGTATTATTAACTCCTGTAGAAACAGTATCCGCTAATCGATCATTATTACTTATAGCAGCTTGTGCTGGCGTAAATATTGTCTCCAAATTAGATACTGCAGTAGGATCTATAACATCAATTGTTCCTAAAATTCTCGGAGTTTCTGATCCCGTATTTAAATAAGCAGGGACAGCCCCTTCTTGATTATCAAAGAAAAGAGTTCCCATAGCATCTGACTCACTTTGATACAAAGGCCTTGCCATGGTTGTAAGATAAACATCTTTAAAAATGGGAGGCCCGACAGTCTCACTTGAAATAAGAACAGGATCAAGATTTCTTCCGTATGGAAAACCACCTATTAATTGATAGCCATCGCCATCTGTATAAGGTATTGTTGTTGTAGTCGTTGATAATTCCTGATCCGTGGCTCTTGAGCTTATAACATACCCACCTGGATCTGAAGAAACAATTCTATTTTCAGACCGTAATAAGGATTCTCTTAAAACATCTTTAGGATTTGACTGAACAATAGAATTTGAATCAGTTGGAGTCGGAGCTGATTTATCTAGTCTAAAAACAGTATCAATATAGGGAGATCCTTTTTGTGCAGGACTATTAAACAAATTATCCAGATTGTAAACTTTTTTACGTTCAGTCTCTAAAGATAAGGTTGTAACAAAAGAACCCCCATAATCAAAACTGTGATTAATGGCTTTCACATAATGGAAACTATCTCGATGCTCGATATAAACTGGATACCCAAGTCTCATTTCAGGTCGTCCTGGAATAGTTACGGTTCCTGTAAGGGTCTTTGCATTGATTAAGGTCATTTGACCGACAGCAAATGCCTTGGCCATATTACCGTCTTTTATATATTCCATCCTATGTTCTACATGACGGACACCAAATCTTTTAGTAAGGTTTACATCCATGAAAAACCCCACACCCTGACCAAAAGTCAAATACTTAAATAAAGGATCCATGGGTGTTAGCACTGTCATTGATGTTACAATTCCCTCGGTATCCTGATTAACGGAATAACTAATAATGTCACTAGGCAACAGGGTATAGGGTAATAAGCCCTTAACATTCATATTATAAAAAGGAGGTTTAAAAACAAAATTACCATTCACATCCTGAAAAAACTCAAAGTCACTTCGGGTCTTCACGTTAGTAGCAATATCGAGTTTAGTCATATACTCAGAATTTTCAAACTGACCCATTTGCCCAAGGTCACCAAAAACGCTAAACTCCCTCAAAAAACCTCCATCAATAGTATACTGATTAGAGTCTTTAGGAGCGACTCCTTGGCCAACATAAGAATCGCCACCTGTATTCATCACGTTAACTTCTGGTTGCCTTGTCTGTATCCCATTTTTATCAACTTGTTTACCGTTAATTCCATACAATTTCAATAAATTGCCCATTGTTGCAAAACGCTGTTTCCAATAATTCATTATTCCAGGAGCTTGATCAAAAGGATTTACTGGCCATATACTATCTGGAGCGGTTTTCTGAGCAACCCATGAAGGAACTACAAAACTATCCCACCCCATTAACACTATCAGAGAATAAATAATCTGATAAGGGTTACTTGTATTGAAAGTAGTACCCCATACACTCAAGTCAAGATTTCCTCCAGCAACCTGATTGGTTGCCACATCAGGATGTACGTTCAAAGTACTGTAATGTAACCAATGAAGCATATCAGCACAAACTAATCCAATTTTATAAACTCCTCCACTATAACTTTCATCTACATTAACAATAAATCCCCAGAAACTTGGATAATATTTAGGCTGACCGTTAACTAAATATCTCCCTTTGAAATAAATTTTCACTTCCATCATAGGAGAAAATAAAGGAGCTCGCACAGGATTACTATTAGGATCATTTGGATCAGGCCCTGGAAACAAAGCCCAATATTTAGAATTTGGCCCATATATTGGAGTAACAATTTCTATATTTGCAGAAGAGCTTCCTGGAGGATCAACATTATTTTGAACGGATACTGTTGTTATACCGTCATTAAAAGAAAGATTCCCATTATTACTTGAAACTGGAGCTATAACTGTTGTTGTAAGACTTCCTCCTATATAAACCAAGACATCGGGAGCAAGTTTTGTTACACCACGATTATAAAATTCTTTTAAAGTAAATATCCCATTAAGATCATTTGCCATACTTAACCTATATTCTTAGTTGTAGACGTATTTAATAGAACATTTAAATCAGATATTAATCTGACTGGATTAGTCTCCTCACCATAAGTCGGGATCTTAGAAAAATGCCCTCTAATTTCATTATAATCATTAGACAATGAACTTACAACAAATTCAAAATTATAATCAAAAAGAAAAGGTTTTTCTGCGACTTCATCGATCGTAAAGTTATTGAAATGACCCAAAAAAATTTGATTGTCGTAACTTAACTCAACGCCATGAATAACACCTATCACTCGAGTTAAAGACGCTTTAAGTGCTGTAGGATCAACGAGATTATAACCATTGTTTCTATAAGCGTACAAAAAAGCCAGAAAATTCTTATAGGCAAAGGATCGACGTCGACTTATAGTTGTTAATCCAGTTCCTTCTACCATAAATGCTGCAGTAGTACCATTAGATGTTATTAAATCTTGATTAGGGCCCCATAACTGTGTCACAAAACCACTTCTCGTATAATTAGCATATACCGATGATGTTTTATTATGGTTCATACTCGAAGGATTAATTAATAAAGTTATCTGTATTCGATTACCATTACTATCACAGGTTGATAAAGTCATAGGTAACGCAGCAGAAAGAGCCCCTGTAAGATTAGGATCTGGAGCAGGCAGAGATTCCGTAATCGGAGCTCCCGCCTCCACAAGCAAATCTGATCCTGAAAGACCATACAATTGAGAATAATCTGAAGTCTGGATACCTGCTAAAAAGATATCCATATCACGTCTGATTTGGTCACGAGCATTAGCCGGATCGGGTCTTATTTGGCTCATAATTTTAACTCAAAAAAGAATAAACTGTTTTTTCAGCCTTAAAAGTGATCGTGTAAATAAATCTAAAAGGAGTATCAGCACTCTCTGTTAAGTCAAAGCTTTCAAAATACCCCAGATAACTAGCATAATCATAACTTAATTGAATAAATAACCTATCCGAAACTAAGCCTCGAGTATCGAAAGAAGCCCCATTAGCATTCATCAACTGCATCAATTGCCTAAACTCATTATAAGATACTGTATCTCGACGTCTCTTTACGGTCAATCCACTATTATCACCAACTCCATGAGGTTCAGTACTTCCAAGATCTGCAATATCGTTATATTGGTTAAATATTGTACGGACTTCTTGGGCAGTTTGAGTCACTCCCTGAGGAGTTTTAATGTAAGGCGTCGGACCTTCCCAAATAAATCCTGCACTGCTTCCTTGAAAAGTAATTGTATCAAGCTCTTCTCCCCAATGATCCTCTACCCAACTCGACATGGTCTGGGTTCTATTTATCATTTTTGCCAAATTAACACTTACCGATGAAGGGTTAATAGTCAGTTTAATTCCAACAATATTATAGCCATTAACCACATATTTAAAAGGACGGCCATTTCCATCTACTGTCTGAATAATAAATTTAACTTTATCAGGGGCCGAGGTCACGGCCTGGGAATTATATAAATAACTCTGAATATTCTGTATATAATTTTGATCAGATGCTGCAGAATTTAGATAATTTTCGAGTCCTACTGACTGTATTTGATTACCCATGTTATTATGCCATTCCTGTCAATTGTTCTTTATATAGTACTCCTCTAACTTCATTAGCTATTCTTTGGGCCAGATCTTTTTCTGTAGCCGAAACGTTTATATTAATGGTTTTCCCTCCACCACCTACAGCTCCGCCTAAAGCACTATTCATAGCACCTCCATTTAAAAGAGGTGTTGTCCGCATTCTAGAATTACCAGCACTAGGAAAAATAGATTCTCCAGAATGTAGCTGAACAATACCAGGAGAGGTCACCCTTTCAGGCATTCCCATGGTAGCTTTTGTAGGAGTAGCCGTAGGAGTAGATCCTATGGCTGAATCCATAATACGCTTATTAACATCATTTATGTAAGCAGCAACTTGAGAAGATACATTTTCACCCTTATCATTAACTAAATGACTCATCCAATCTTTACTATCTGCCTTTATTGCATTATCTACAACTGTGTCACCTTGAAAATAAGCGGCAATAGCTTTCTTTGGATCTCCACCATATTTAGTTAACTCTTTTTGAAGTACTCGACCTCCAACAGCTAATCCTGTTTTAGTATCTGTAAGGTCGACTGTTCCTGGAGCAGTCATTTTATAATCTGATCCATAAGTAGGTAAAGTTCCACTTTTACCTCCCTTAACTCCCAGAACGTCTCCTGATTCTTTAACAACCCTTTGTGCAGTATCTTTAATAACTTGCATTGGACCACGAGCAGTAGATAAGACATTCCCTGTTTTATCTTTAGGAACGGCCATAGCATTTCCACCAGATTCATGACCAACTATAGCCTGCATTAGAGAAGGACTTAATTTAGCATCCTTGGGAAACTTTTTATTAAGATCATCAACAGCTTTTGTAACATCATCAGGTTTTACATTTTTTATTTCATTTGTAATTTTATCTGAAGCGTCCTGTTGCATTTTTTCTTCTTCTTCAGGACTTATATACTCATCAACACCTTTAACTTTACTTCCAAAAGCCTTAGTCAAAAATTTAGCTATAAAGCCTATACCTTTATTCATACCTTTAAATAAAGTAGTACTATATAAACGGTATTTAGCCTCATCTCCCATGATATCCATGGTCTCTTGGCTTGAAAGAGTCAAAGAAGTTATCTTTTTAAAGGTATCATCACTTTTCTTAGACATTTCTGCAGCAGAGGCCTTTTGGTCATCAATGCTATTAAAAGCAGCCTTATTACTAACATCATCCGATTTAAGTGTCTTTTGTAAATTAACCAATTCTTTTTTAGCAACAACTTTATCCTGCACTAAAGTCTTCTTAAGAATAGCCCTAATAACTTCATTACTTTTAGCTAAATTTGCCATTTCCTTAGCCTGGACTGGATCCATTCCAGCTTGTAATAAAGCGTTATTAAGATCTTCAAAACCTTTTTCATTACCACTATCCATTTCAGTTATAGCATCCCCAATACCTTTTTTTGTCTCATCCGTGGCATCAATTAATTTACCACCAAAATCACCCATGTAATCCGAAAGATCACTTAATTCCTTATTTACAAATTGAGCATTCTTAACAATTGTTCGTAAAGCCGGAACAGATAACCCTGTTAATTGACTCGTCTTTTCTAAAACAGCCAAATTATGCTCATCTATCTTACCTATATTAGTTAACCCAGGAATCATACCTTTAAGCAAGGCTGGAACTATATCGGATACATTATTGGCCAAATCCCCAAAATAAGTACCTAATCCAACATAATCTCCTTTTTGGGCCAAAATCGTTGCTTTTGTATAATTAGCTTGATCTTTTTCAGCATTTACAAGATCAGTATGCAATTTATCCAAAGCAGATAAATTTTCTTCAGTTCTGGGCTTAGCTTCAACAAGTTTAATTTCTTCTTTTATTTTAGTTGCTTTAGTCCCTTGTTCTCCAGCCTTTTTTTGAAAGGCCCCTGCAAGATCGAACCCTCCAGACTTAGACATCTGCATGATTAAAGCACTTTGAGCACGATCGGTAGATTTAAATACAGATAACATATCCTGGGCAGCAGCCTCGGCATCTTTTACACCCCCTATTTGATTTTGACTGAAAGTTTTAAGTAACTTTCCTGCCGAATCAATTTTAACACCATAAAGAGTTAAAGATGCTGTAGCATTCTGAACGGTATTCCAAAAATTATTAGTTGACATACCTGATTTTTTAGCGTCAAAAGCAACTTGAACAAAAGATTTATCGACTTCTGCTAAATCCTCTCTAAAATCATTCAGTAAAGTGCCCATATAAGCACCAACCTGAACTATATCAACCCCTAAACTTTTACTGGCTTTTGCTGCTACATCCACAGCGGTTCTATAAGTGGTAAGGCCCCCTTGTAACCTAGTTATATTATAACCAGATTGACTCAAGGCTTCCATAAAACCTCTTATGGCATCTGCATTTAAGCCATCCCTAATATTAGCAGAAGCGTTATAAATCTGGTCATTAAATTCCTTAAATTGCCCTTCAACATCACTCGTCATAATATCAGGTCCACGAATACTAGCAAACCCTTTATTAGCATTTTTAACAAAGGTATCTGCTTGTACAGTTATATCAAATAAGGCTTTCCCCGCAGCCATAGCTATACCCGCTGGACCTCCAAAGATTTTAGAAACTCCTCCAAGAGCACTACCTAAACCTTTAGCCATTCCTCCCATACTTTTTAATTTATCTGCAACTTCTCCAGCCCCTTCTGCTGTTTTTAGCATATCCTTAGGAGAACCTTTTAAAGAATGAAATAAATCTTTAAAAGATCCAGCACCCTCGGCCATATCAGCAAATCGCTGAGTTGATACTTTTACACCACCAGAAACATTTTTATTTAGAGAAACAGCTTCTTTCGTTATCGTAGCAATTCTTTTTTTCTGTTTATCTAAAGAAGCAGCATTAAAAGGCCCCTTCAAATTTTTAATATGTTCAATTCTTTTTTGAAGAACAGCCATCTGCTTGTTTACTATAATAACTTTCCCTACTGGCAATCCTTTTTCCAGATGGATTTTCTTCATATTCTTGGCTATATCGTCTATAGTCTCTTCAGCATATTCTAATCTTTTTCCAAAATATTCAGTACCACCTGCAGCATTTTGGAAATTCTTATTAATATTTTGCGTTGTCTTTTTAGTGGCTTTCTCAACATTTTCCAGTTGGCGCTGTACTTTTTTTAGCGCTTCTTCCATTGCTTTCATATTTGCAGGGGTCGGATCAGCCATATTTATTTCCTACCGGTTAAAACTTTTCCACCAACTTTTGATAAATAACGCTCTTTATCTTCAGGCGTTGCTACATCTTCAGGAGGAAGAATAATAAGATTATTACTCTTTTGAGACATTAATTCTGACATCTCTTTTGGAGTAAGTACTCTTTGTTCACCACTTAAAGGTTTTTCGCCTTCATGTTTCTTATTAGATTCCTCAATTTTTTCCTGAGCCTTTCGATTATGCTCTTCAGCATTTTTCTCTAATTGATGTAAATAATCATCAATAAATTTATCGTGCCGATCTTTCAAACCGTGCATTTGGCGTTCAAGTTCAGCCACAAGTTCCTCAGCAGTATCCACAGGAGCTGCCCATCCCATAGCAGTCCAATTAGTACTTTTAATTGGACCTTCTCTCGATAATTTCTTCCTCTTATCTTCCATGGTTTGTAAGCTAGCATCATGCTTCGCTCTCAATTGCTTGGCTCCCTTTGCATTGGAGGCCGATGCTATTAAAACAGCAAAAGAAAACTGCTGGTTATAAGCTTCTTCCTCATCAAGAGTTTTATTTAAATAAATCCAATTTTCCTGAAAAACATTTAAACCAAGATTCTCAGATCCAGCAATACCACTTAAAAAATTTAAGCCTAAAATCTTCCACAATCTTCGATATTGAAAAGCATAAGAAAATCCTTCAACAAACTCTAAAGCTAAGTACATTTTAACTTTCAATAATTCGAGTTCTTTAAGAATCTCCTTACAAAAAACAGCAGGCATAGAAATAAAAAATTGATATAGCTTTTTAATATACTCATCACGATTTATAATGACATTTTCCTGACCTACCATAAAAACACTAAAAGCCATATAATAGGAATTAAATATGCTTTCATAATTAGGCCTGTCCAAAGATCCAGAATAATACTTTATTAAATCGTATTCCTTATTATTAACAGTCTTAAATACAAAAAGCTTACCCGCAAAATTAGCATGCATGCTAAGAAAGCCCTTAAATACCAT